GTGGATGCGCGCCGCCTCGCCCGCATGCGACCTCACGTACGGCTTCGGCGATCCGGGGCGCAGCGAGGTGGTGAGCAGCAGGCTTCCCGTGGCCTCGGCCTTGCGGTAGGCAAGCTCCTGGAGCTCCGGTTCAAGAGAAAGAGGTCAAGTGATTGGTGCTTATAATAGAGAGGATCTTGGGAAGATTGATATTGTTTGGGGAAATAATGCTAGTGGTCTATGTCATATAAAGAATAAACATTTTACTCAGATGAATGATTTTAATTCGTTAAAAGATTTGACAAATAAAATCGTCGATCTTTTGAAAGAAGGAAAAATCGTTGATACTAAAGATCAGAGTAAAGTTAAATTAGTAAAGGGTAAGTTCGCTTTATTTTTGAAAAGAACTTTAATCTACGATGAAGAAGACAATTTCGAGGAGAAGGTTTGGATTTTGACTTCGTATGATCGAAGCAGGTCTAAAGAAGACAAAATAAGAAAAGCGACTTCTAATGAAATCGCTTTTGAAGAAAAGGACCAAACTATATTCTTACCTTGTAGTTCTTCTGTGAACCCTCGTAAGGGTCATCTTGAGAAGGTGCAACCTCCTGTTGCCTATCCTCAATGTTCCTTTTCTGAGCGTAAAGATACGTTGAAAAAGTCATTGGAACAACAGTTGATGAGAGCTTTTCTCAATAAAAGGGATAATATTTCAAGATAAAGACGTTTTATTCTTGAAAATGTTTGTTCATTTGAATTTAATCGATATCTTTACCTCGAAAATGATATACAACATTTAATTCGTAAATTCGTTAGGAAATGAAAAAGAATATATGTATAACAGTTTTGACTGTTTTCAGTTTGGTCTTGATTTAGATATAGATTTTGAAAAGTCTTCAAAACAAAAAGATTTTTCTAAAGAAGAACGTTATAAGAATATGACGTTCTCTGGTCTTGCATCTGATAAGACAGAAGATGCTGAAGATGAAGTTCTTGATCCTAATGGTTTTATTTACGATCGTTTTCTAAAATCAGGATTATTTAACCTTGATCATCTTCCTACACGAAGTCCAATCAACAAAAGTCGATTTTGGATTGGTGAGCCTTTGGAAGCTAAAGTAAGAGATGGAAAATTTTTTGTGAAAGGAAAACTTTGGGAGAACTCTCCAGAAGCTAGAGCTTTTTGGGATAAAGCAATAGAAATGAAAGAATCAGGTTCAACAAGAAAACCTGGTATGTCTGTTGAAGGCAAAGCATTGGCTCGTGATCCTAAGAATCCAAAAAGAGTTACAAAAGCACTTATTACCAACATAGCATTGACATTTACTCCGGTAAATCCATCAACTTACGTTGATATCACTAAAAGTATGAAATCAAAGGATATTGATTTTAACAGTCCTAAGGATTTTCAAACTCAAGCGATTTTATTGGAGTACAATTCTAACAATAAAGTCATTCAAATCGATAGAGATTTTAAGATTTCTGTAAAGGATAGTCCATCTTTTCAAGTTGAACAATTTTGGGATCTTTATAAAGGATTTCAAAAGGGGTTCATATCTAAGAAGGTTTTAGATGACTTTTTGAAAAAATCTGGAAGAATAATTTTGTAAATTCGAAAATAGAAAACTATTTTTACGAAAAATAAAATCAAGTTAAATTATGAAAGCAGAATGGAAGAACTCATCCATAGTTAAAGCTCTTTTAAATGGAGGTTTTGACGAAGAGTATATAGAGAAAGCCATTGAGAATGGTGATATCATACTTGAGAAGTCTAAAACTGAAAAAGAAATGGAGCATTCTAAAGAGGATGAAGAAAAGAATGTCGTAGACGACGAAAAGCATATTGAAGATTTGGAAGAAGACGAGGACGAAGATGATGACGATATCGAAGATCTCGACGAGGACATTGAAGAAAAAGGTAAGAAGAAGAAATCTAAAGAAAAAGTTGAAAAAAGTTTCAACAGAGATCTTATGAAATCTTTCGGTTTTGAAATGAAAGAGGCTTTTAAAGAGGCTATCAAGGAAGAGATAGAACCGCTTAGGAAATCTATTGAAGCGATCGGTGCTCAACCAACTCCTTTTAGAAGTGAAGGTCTTGATAACGCTACTTTCTTGCAAAAATCTATCGGCACTATGAAAGACGATAACGGTAAGATTACTGTAAATATTGTAAAACAACGGCCTTTAGCACGTACTCTTATTGAAAAAGCTATTGATTCAGTTCAAGACGATGAAGTTTTGATGAAATCAATTGGTGACGATGTTTTTGCATATTTAACCAATCCTGAAGCTGAGACTGTAGGTGAGAATCTTGCTCGTTATATGTATGACAGTAAAAACGTCAAGTTCGTGCGTTAATTCGTGAATAAATCTATTAAAATTATATAGGATGGAACTTTATGATTATACAGGTGGTGCAGTTTCCGGTATGTTGGAAAACATTGATGCTGCAGAGATCCTAAAAGCAATGGAAGCCGGTTTAAAGACTGGTATGCAATATGATAACCAGATCAGTAATGGTGGCGGTTTGAAGGTTGAATCATTGGATTCAGTATTGAAGGTATTAGGCAACCGTTTGAATCAGTTGGTTGTTTTGAATGAGATGCCTAAGCATAAGATCGACAACACTGTTCATCAGTACAATCAATTGTACAAATATGGTGAAGAGGTTGGAATCTTTAACATGGAAGGTGAGACTCCGGAAGAGACTGATTCTCAATATATCCGTAAGTCTGTAATCACCAAATTTATGGGTGTAACAGGACAAGTAACTCATCCTGCTATGTTAGCTAAATTAGCTGGCGGTATGAATATGTATACCAAGGAGGTCCAGAATAAGACAATCCTATTGCAGACAATCTTGGATCAACGTTTGATTGATGCTGACTCTGCTGCTGTACCTGAGCAATTTGATGGTATTTTCCGTCAACATATGTTAGGTGTGAATCAGGCTGACGGTGGTTCTTACGAAGGTAAGACATCTGAGCAATTGTTGGACGATTACTTCGGTTCTGCTGCTGTTATCAATGCAGATGGAAATGTGTTGAATGATTCTTTAGTTGAAGATGCCGCTGATTCTGTTGTAAACGTTTATAACGGTTATATTGATCGTATTGTTTCTTCTCCTAAGGTATTTAACGATTACGTTAAATTGTTCCATGAGTCAAAACGAGTTATCGTTGGTATGCGTGATTCTGTTACTGGTGCAACGATGGGTCAATCAGTTAACGATATTACGACTCAATTTGGTAAGGTAGCTGTTAAGAATGACAAGTTCTTCGACGTTCGTAAATCGATCCGTGTTGGAAAAACTGCTTCTTCTCCAAAGGCTCCTACAACACCGGTTGTTGGTGCAGCTCCTGCTGCTGCAGTAGACAACGATACTAAGACAATGTTTGGTAAACATGCTGGTTCTTATGGTTACTTAGTGACAGCTAAGAATCGTTATGGTGAATCAGCTCCTTTGAATTTGACTTCAAATGCAGCTTTAGCTGTTACAGCTTCTCAGTCAGTTGATTTGCAGTTTACTGCTGGTGTTGGAGGCGCTTATCAACCGACTTGTTTTGTTATCTATAGAACGGTTAAAGATGCAGCATTAAATGCTACGACAGAATACTATCCGTTGTTTGAGGTTCCAGTAAATCAACTAGCTAATGGTTGGGACGGAGCTGCTACAGGTAAAGTACGTGATCGTAACCGTTTCATTGCTGGTACGAAGTCTGCGTTAGTTTATTACAACGATGATCAAATCAATGAGTACTTACAATTTGCTGATACGATGAAAATGGATTTCGCTATCACAGCTCCAAGTCGTCGATTCGCGATCTTGAATTACGGTACTCCTGTATTGTATCAGCCGGCTAAAATATGTCGTGTTATTAACATTGGCACGATTGGCTTATAAAAAAGATTATATAAACAAATAAGTGAAGGAGAGAGAGAGTTAATCTCTTTCTCCTTTCTTTTTAAAATTGAATTTGTATGAAAGTCGTATCAAGAATTTATTCAAATCAGAAATTAGCTATTTTCGGTGAGGTAATCGAATTTAAAAATGGTGTTGCAGAAATTTCCAATGATCTTTTTAAGAAAATAGTGGAATCCAAATTTCCAAATATTTTCAAAGAAGGAGAAGCTCCTCAGCAAAAGAATGCTGATCAAATTGATACTGATAAGACGATTGAAGTCTTAAAAGAAGAGTACAACTCTGAGATTGATCGCCTTAAAAACATCATCACTACTAAAGACAAACAAATCAAGGATTTGAAAGACGAGGTTAAAACATGGAAGAAAGCAGTTGAAAATTTGAAAAAGCAACTTCCTGCTGTTGTCAAAGAAGCACCTTCTAACGAAAAGAAACTTGAAGAAAATGTTGATGAAAAAGTAGAAACAGATGATATTCGAACAACTTTGGAAAAGATGCCGTTCGAAGAATTGAAGAAATTGGCTATTGAAGAAGGGTTACCTGAAAAGGATATTGAAAAAACTAAAGATGCAGAGTCCGTCATTAGTATGTTAATGGCATACTACGAATCAACAGAAGAATAAGACAATGGGACAATTAACGTTGACGATAAGATATAAAAAGAACACAGGTTTGATACTTTCAGTATCTGAAATGTGGTCCTTGTATTTATATGGTATTAAAATACAAGGAGGTGAAGGTAGTAAATTTTCTAACAAGTCTATGTTATTCTATATAAGATCGGCTCAGATGGAAATTGAAAATTATTTCAATCTCAAGTTCGTCAAACAGTTAATTGAACTAGAAACAACATCATATTACCGAGACGACTACTGGCAACAATTTCCTATTTTGCAGACAAAATATCCTGTTCGAGAACCGATGGCTTTGACTGGTATGTTAAACAAAGCAGAGCAAATCATTTATCCGCAAGGTTGGTTGATGTGTGAACGAGGCAAAGCCGGTATCGGTAAACGACGAATAAGTGTCGTCCCTACAGGAGCTAGTTCTGCCAAAGCGAATGCAGATGTGATCTTAACAGGAATCACCACTCAAATCGGTTTTCAAAAATTTGATAATATTCCAGATTACTGGTCGATGCAATATATCACTGGATTCGATTTAGATAAGATGCCTATAGATTTAATTGATCTAGTTGGAAAAGTTGCTTCATTTGGACCTTTAGGAATTGCAGGTGATCTTATTTTAGGGTCTGCTGGTATTGCTAGTATGTCTCTTGGTATTGATGGTCTTAGTCAAAGTATTTCGACAACAGCTTCAGCAACTAATGCTGGTTATGGAGCAAGAATTCAACAGTATAGAGAGGAAATCAAAGAGACTGTATCAAGAATTAAATTGGTGTACGATGAATTCAAATTTATGGTATTATGACAAAAAATATTCTTACTAAATCTAGTCCTTCGTTAACTGGTATAGCTTCTCCAGAATTCTTTAAACATGAATTTGATGCTGCAATATGGTTAAAAGGATATACAGTGATATTAGAAAGAGCATTGAGATGTCCTTGTCATGCACCTGATGCACCATTGATAGACTGTCAAAATTGTTTTGGTACAGGTTACTTCTATGTGAATCCTATCAAAACACAAGCTCTTATAACCGGGATCAATCAAAATAATCGATATAAGAGCTGGTCCGAAGAATTACTCGGAACAATAGCTGTGACAGTGCAAGATACAGATAAAGCCAATTTAAGCTATTTTGATAAGATAACAATCAAGAATCAATTTTCGTATTATAGTGAAAACTTAGATATAAGGAGAAACCAAACGAATTCATTCGTTTTTACCACTTATAAACCGATTAAGGTATTAGCTGTATATGTTTTTGTTTCATCAAACCAACCTTTGTTAAAACTAGATGAAACTAGTTATTATATAAAAGAAGATAATGGTTATTGTTTAGTTTTTAACGAGGATTTGACAGAGGAGAAAATTGTTAGTGTTTATTATATGCACGAACTTGAGTATCATGTTTTGGATCTTCCACATGAGATTCGAGCGTCTTGGGAGAAAGATAAGAAGACAGGCGCATTGATTCCGATGCAATTACCTGTTCAAGCAATAGCGAGAAGAAGTCATTTAATTGCTATTGAGAAACCAAATTTCGATGGAAGTGGAGTGATGATCAATCAAGATGTATGATCCTACCTATAAGTATAGATTTAAGAGATTTAGTAGAAGAATTTTCTTTAACAGAAAGTCAAATAGAATTCTTAGGATCTTCTATTATAGATAGAGTAATAGTAGAATATTCTACTCGTTGGGAGGATCTAGTCAATCGAGAGTTAAAAAAATCTCGATCTGAATATAAACGTGCAATGTTCATGGAACGACCTTCTAATATGGAGGTTATTTTTGGTTTAATGGCAAGAGAAAGTCCTCTTGCTATTATGGTTGAAGAAGGTGTCAGTCCATTTGATGAAAAAATAGGTTTTAAAAATTCTGACAAAACCAAACAGAAAAAAGATGGAGGTTGGTATTTAACTATACCATTTAGACATGCAACACCAGAAGCAGTTGCTGAGTCAGGGATTTTTGCTTCAATAATGACTAAAGATATTTACAAAGTAGCTAAACAATCAACAAGACCTTTGAAAATAACTGATTTACCTGAAAAACATAGATTACCAGGAATCAGGAAAGAAATTAATACACCAAATTTAGTCGTTCCAGAATACATACATAAAGCTCCTCAATATAAAGGTCTGGTAAAAATCAATATACAGTCTTCTGACAAAGAAGTTAGAAGTGGTTATTTCACATTTAGACGAGTCAGTGATAAATCTGATCCAAATAGCTGGTGGAATACAGGAATTGTTCCAAGAAAATTAATGGATCGAGCTTTAGAGCAAGCTGATATATCGAAAGTAGCTCAAATGGCTATTGATAACTTTTTAGAAAATACATAACATATGATACCTATATTAGAAATCAAGCAATTAGTGGTTAATCTTATAAATTATATTTATCAAGATTCAGTCGAAACAGTCAATGAGGAAGACAGATTCTTATACAAGATGTTTTTTGGAGTAAAAGACGGTGTATTTGATTTTTACACACAAGCACTATCTATGTACTCCAGAAATCAGGATAACCCTAATAACATAAAAGTGGCTATGGAATATCCTAAAGATAAGACTGGTTTACCATGTTATGTAATCAGAGAACCTGGTAAATCAAATGGGCCAGATAATTCAGTAGGAAAGATTTCAGGATTTAATTCAACAGGAGGCTATTTGTATAGAGACTCTAGGTCAAGTAATTTTGAAATTCTATGTATGGGAGTGAATATGTTACAATCAATTATAATGTCAGAAACTTTATATTCATTGTTACTCGCTTCTTACGATTTGTTAGCACAGAAGTTCATCACTATTGATTTCACCGTGAAAGAGCTTATGGCTGAGACAGATTTAATCCCAACTCCTATTTTTATCAAGTCTATTGGTTTAAACGTTTCAATGGATAACATGGTACCAAGTCTTGTCAATCCAAATTTATTAGGCAAGGTAATCTTTGAAAAAGCTGGTTTAGAAGCTACTTTTATGACAGATGGAAAAGTTACAAAAACTATTCCGGGTGTTGAATCTGAGATAAAGGCATGAAAAATCTGTCTTTTATTTTGTAGATGGGAAAATTGTGTATATATTTAGATGCTTATAAATTCGTTGAATAATATATAAAAATTATGGCGACCTCGTTTTATTTTAATAATCGACAGATCTCTTTGCCAGGTGCATATAGCACGATTGTCTCAGGTGAGAATAATCCTGCTAGAAACTTAGACTACGGTAAAGTTTTGATTATCGATACAGGTGTTTTTGGTGCCAAATATGGCGGTGGTGCTGGTATTAATGGTGAACTAGCTAATGGACAAGACGCTATCTATACATTCCTGAATTTAGCTGATTTCAGAAGTTTTGTAAAAGGTGGTATGTTCTGGAAGATTTCAGAAGCTCTTTTCACACCAGATCCTAGTAATCCTGCAGCAATTGGTATTTCTGAGTTATATTATGTTCGTGCTTGTACCACTACTCCTAGTGAAATGAAATTTACCACTGGAGGTGGTAGTACATTTGCTATCAATACAAGAGACGAAGGTTTATGGGGTAACGGTACTTTGGAAGAAGATAATCTCGTTTCTGGTTATGGATATAGCATTAAAGCTGGTAGTATTGATCCTAACAAGTGGATTTTCCAGATTTGGAAAGGTACATTCACTGGCTTAGCGGAAGATGGATTGCCTTATGGTGAGGAAACAGCTCTTCAGTCTTCTCCTCAACTTATGGTTGAATCTCCTGAGTTCAACAATGTTCAAACATTGATTGATTGGGCTAAATCAGATCCTAATTTTAACGCATATTTTGCTTTCAATGAAACAGATACTGTTGTAGGTGGCGATGGCGATACAAAGGGTGTTGTGATTGAAAGTGATATTTCTAGTCTTACAGGTGCTTACCAAATTTCAACAGGTGGTACAGAAACATACAATGCAATGGATGTAGATTCTGTTTTAAGTCAGATCACAGATTTGGATTACAATATTGTTTTTACTGACCAATATGGAGTTAATGCTAATTCAACTATTACAAAGAAAGTGATCACTCACTTGAATTTCACGGCGAAATTTGATCATTTCTTGTATGTAGGTGGTTACGGAGAAGCTACTCAATTCAATGATTCAATCACTCTTGCTCAAGGATTTGACAGTGATAAGATTGTTTTGGTTCATGGTAATGTTGGATTGAACACTGAACAGTCTAGTGTAGGCTATCGTTGGTGGACAGTAATGTATAATTTGGCTGCAATTGTAGGTCGTGTATCTGGAAAGCCTCCTTATGTACCAGTGACCAACAAATCGATTGGTATTGATCGTGTTAAGCACATTCTATCGGATGATAATAAGAAGCAAGCGTTAAAATATGGTGTTTTAGTAACGATAAAAAATGCTTTCACAAGAAAATTTGTTGTCTTGCAAGGTATCAATACGTTACAAGACAATACAAGCCTATTTAATGCGAAGGGACAATCGTTCTCCATTCAGTTCATGAGAATCGTTGCTCAGATTAACCGTGAATTAGTCGTAAATGCAGAAATAGACCTTCTAGGTCAGGAAAATGGTGTAAATGTAAATACATTATCTGCAGGAGATGTTAAAAATTGGACCACATTCTATTTACAGAGTCGTGTCGCAACTGAAGATAGTGATAATTTAATTCTAGCTTTTCAAGATGTTGTAGTGACGCAAAAAGAAGATGCTTGGTTTGTAACTTATAAGATTCGTGTGAACAACGAGATCAATAAATTGTTCTTCACTGGATTCTTAATTCGATAATTCAAAAATTAAAGAAAAATGACTTCAGTATATTCTAGTCCACGAGCATTCGTGAAAATTGAAAATCAAATCGCAGGTTACGTTCGTAACTTGACTTTCTCCGAGAATATCCAAAGAGTCAATGTACAAGGATTAGGAAACCTCTTGATAAAAGAGGTTCCTCCTATTTCTTTACAGTGTCAATTTACAGTTGATCAATTCTTCCTAGATTTCAAACAACCGGTAGTAGAAGCTATGATGCACCGTCTTGGAAGTGTACAATCAATCGTAGATACTTTGGTATTAGGAGAACTTGGGTTCTCATTAACAATGTACGCTAAGACCGTTACAAGTCGAGATGATACATCAAAAATGGTTACACAATCTGATCCTACAGGTGAAACTATTTGTCAATTAGGACCTTGTTTTGTAAACAATCAGCAATTCTCTATTGGAGAACAAGGTGTAGCTGGTTTCAATGTGTCAGGTATTTATTTGAATCCTATTAGTACATTAAATTTGTAATTTTGTAATCATGAAAGAATCAGTAACAGTTAAGATTTTTGGAAAGGAGTATACGATTCCTTTTCCTAATGTTGGTCAATATTATCGTATTGAATCGACGAAACAAGCGATAAGTAGTGGAATGTATAATTCCATGCTTTTATCCAATACTTTATCAGCTCAAAATGCATTAGATATGATTGATGTTGAAGCAACATTGATCGTTTTGTGTCCAGAGTTGATCAAAGATTTAAAGGTGGAGAATTTTTCCAAGCTAGGTATCAAGGATTATAGAGAAATCAAAAATGTTTACTTTAAAGAAGTAGCTCCTTTTTTCAAAGAGATTAATGATTTACTGAGATCGTGATGGATATCAACGATGTAAAAAAGTTCATGATTCAATGGAATAAGAAATTTCCTGTTGATTTCTGGTGGAGAGAAAAGCACAAGGTTGCTTTTCTCTCTCCTGAACATAAAGAGTGTTCATTTATACATCAGTTAATGGAATTACAAGAAGATCTCCTTCATATAAAGAAAAAAGAAAATATCGAAGAGGAAATTTACACTCCTAATATTGGTGATATTTTTAAATCTAAAGGGATTGAAACTACTAGTTCGAACGGTGAGATTCTCGAAAATGATTTGGAATGGTTTAGAGAACAAGCCAAGATGATAGAATCCAAAGAAAATGACCCAGGAAGACAAGAGAATACGGATAATCGTTGATTCTTCTCCAGTAAGAGAAATGAGGCAAGAGGTGACTGGTTTAACTAGTGATATTAATGAATTATCACGAGCGGCTTCCTCTGTTGAATTAAGTGATCAAAAAGGTTTAATAGCTGACAACGAAGAACTTCAAAAACAAATAAACCTTTTAAATCAAAGAAGAAACCTCCTACAACCTCCTACAACCTCCCAGTCACAACGTGAACCAATTATTAGAAGAATTTCTGAGAATGAAGGAGATATAAGACAATTAGAGCAGGTAAGAAACGAATACACTCCCGACACTGATGATTATCGTCAACTAACCGATGAGATTAATCGATTAAATCAAGAAAACGATACTTTGAAAGCACGTTTAGATAGGTTAGAAGAAGTTTCAGAGAAACCTTCTACACCTTTACGTGACAGTAATTTTTACAAACAAAGAATCGCGGAAAACAAGGAAGATATAATCGAACTTAAAAAAACAAGAAAAACATTAGATCTTGAAACTGAAGAAGGTCGTAGTATAGATTCATCCCTTGAAAATGAAATCAAGAGATTGGAAGCATCTAATATTGAACTTTCAAACCTTTTAAAGGATTCAAGAAGATACGAAGAAAAAGAAAAGAAATCTGACACAAAACCTTCTGTGTCTCAAGATATAACTTTATTGAGACAACTTGTTCAACTTGTTGGTGGAATAAGTCAGATGTTAAGTGAAGGAGGTAGAGAGACAACTGACACTGGACGTGATGAAAATAGATACGGACCAGCTCCTATTCCACCTATTCCAGCTCCAATTCCAAGCGGTTCACGTCCAACTTCAGCTCCTAGAGTCCAGCCGACAGAAGAAGATGAAAGAAGTCGTTTTCAAGTTGGTACAGGAACCACTTCTATATTAATGCACGGTGCTGTAGATGCAATGAGTAGATATTCATTGGCACGTAATGAATACGAAGGCACAGCAGGAATGGTTGGTGCATTAGGTAATTTAGCTGGAGGCACGATTGGTTCTATCGGGAATGCTTTTGGACCGATTGGTGGTGCAGTTGGTGGAATTGTCGGTGGATTGGTATCAGGTCTTTCATCTCTTGTTGTAAACAAGTGGATGATGGAGTTGCAAGCATTAGAAGGTGCTGAACGAAATTCTTTAGGATATTCACAAGTCTCAGGTAGATCAATAGGACAAACGATAAACCAAGGATATAGAGAAGGTTCTTTTGCAGCTAGTGACCTTGGGATGGATGTTAGTGAATATATGGGACGAAGAGGAAGTCTTCTTCGTGCTGCAGGAGGAAAAATTTTAGGAGGTCAAGAAGACGATACAAGAGAGATGAACTCTCTAATGGCTGTAACAAGGGCTTATGGATTGTCAGATCAAACGATCAATCAATTACAAGGTTCTATGCGTTTTGCTAGGCAAGGTGAAACAGAATACGGTTCGTCTTCGAATAGTCCATCTGCTATCATTCGTCTTTTTGAAAATACGATGAAAGAATTGAAACTTCCATTTAGTGAAATAGCTGCTACAATGGATGAATCATTAGATACTTTCAATCGTACAGTTACAAGTGTCTTAGAAAAGACTGGTAGTGTAGATACTGGTTCAATAGCTACGATATTAGCTAACGTTAGAGCTAGTACTGGTTTCGAAGGTCGACAATTGGAAAGAGTTCAATCAGCAGTATCTGGACAGAGAGTATCTCAAGATGATGTTACACAAGCTCTTTTAATGAGAGTAGCTAGAGAAGTAAATCCTGAAGCTGGTACATTTACTGAATTGATGTCTTCTATTGAAAAGATGTCTGAAGATCCAGAATTGCAACGTGCGTTCCTGAATAAGATAGAAGAGATGGTTGGTAACGAAGAACAACTTCGGAATGTTTTAAAATCAATATTTCCAGATTTATCTTATAGTGACGTAGTTGATTTAACGAAGAGACGAAATGAAATAGCACCAGAAGCTAGTTTAGGTGATTTTCTAACGCAAGGAGGTCAAAGATTAGCTCCAGAAGTTAGTAGAGGCAACGAAGGAGAAGCTCAATATGATACAAGTATAGCTAGTAGGACAGTTGGTACTATAGAAGCGGCTAATGCTGCAAGAAGAAACGAAAGGATAGGTGAAGGTGGAGAAGCGCTTGAGAAATTGACCGAAATCAATTCTAAATTAGAGAAATTGTTAAATATTGACACCGCTGTTACAAACATCTTTAATTTTTTGAGTAATCCAGAATTACAAAAAGCTGGCAGCGATATTGCTAGTGCAGATTTGAAAGAAAACAACCTAAGAGGTATAGGAGCAAAAGTTACGGCATTACAAGCGACTGGACAATTAAATCCTTATTCTATTTATAAAATTATAGATAATCTATTTAAAGCTCAAAGAAGATGATAAATAAGGCATTTGAAGTAAGTGTTGGTGAGAATGATAAATCAGTTGATTCTTTTTTGGAAGAGTGGAAAAAAGGACTTTCAAGAGAGAATCAACCACTCACTCCCACTGAGTTTTTTGAGTTTAAAGATCCTAAATATCAAGGTTCTAATCTTGAAAGAATTTGGGCACAATACAATGCCGAAGAAAAACAGGAATATCAGAACAACTACAACAGTGGAAATTTACCATATATAAAAGCAGGAACGACAGTTCTCCTTCCTATTCCAAAGATTGTTTTAGAGCTTCAAAGAGTTTCTAAACAAGGACAGTTTATGTCACAAGGTGATTTTAAATCTTATTGGAGTGAAAATTACTCCAAGTTGATTGGTAGTATAAATTATAAACCTTCTGATAGTGAAACTGATCCTGATTCGATTGTAGATTCGAAAGTAATACCTCAAACTTTAAAAGTTTGGATATATGTAAAAGCACTTGATAAGATAATTGATTTCAGTCCATTTATCAATTCTTTAAATACTGTCAAGAATAGTTCTTCTGGTAATTTTACCATCAATATGGTACCTACTAGAAGTCAAGATTCTGCGTTTGGAGTGAATTCAAGTGGTTATTATGAAATTTACAATATTACGGATAATAAGAAAAAGCAAGTCAAGGATTTTGTAGAAAAATATTTAACTCAAAATGATATAGTTTTTCTTCGTTTTGAGAAACTAGCACTTGAAGCTAGCGCTAGTTTAAAAGGTGAAGAAGATAGTCTAGAAATATCACCTTCAAACCTTGTAAACAGTGATAAGAATTATAATGTGTGGGATATGATTGGTTTAATTGATATAGTTCAAACCAGTATTGACACATCTTACGACGATTATCTTGTCACTGTAATGGGTCGGGATTTTACTAAATTATTTGTAGAAGATGGTAGTTATTTCATCCCATTAAAATGGGTAGAAGGAAACAAAGACTTATGGTTTTATGTGGGTGATCAATCAGATGAGTGGTATAAGAGAAATATCGTAACTGGTACCTATGATTTTTTCTTTAATTATGGTTTCAGAGGAATAAGAGAAACTCTCTGGTTCATTATCAACCTCCTATCAAACATTGGTATTGTGTCAAACGATCTTTTTTCAGCTTACAAAGGAAGACGTACTACTTCTTATGAAATAGAAACAGGTGATCAAAGTTATAAACAAACTCAAAAAGTCAATGGTATTTGGCAAATTGTCAAAGTTTTTTGTGACGATAATCTTGAAAAAAGAACCCTTGTAGATCCTTCATTTGCTAATCCTGACGGATCGTTAATGGATTTTATTTTTAAGACTTGTCAAGATCCATTTGTAGAGGTTTTGTTTGACACCTATGTTGATACATTAGATATAGTAGTTAGACAACCACCTTTTACTGAAAGCGCTATTAAAGACGTTATTGTTAGTGAAACTTATATTGAAATAGATTCAAGTAATTTCATATCAAGTTCATTGAGTTATGATGATCGAGTTTATTCATCTTATAGACTTTTCCCACAAGACCAAATTACTGGAAAAGATAATACAACTTCTCTAGCTTTTGTACCAATTATTTATTTAAATGAGATAACTAAATATTTTGGTAATAAAAAGTTAGAAATACAAGACATTTATATCGCTGCAAATGCACTTGACGGTGCTAGTGGTTCTTCAAACTTGAATAGTATGGCAGCGACAATGTTGAACGATCTTTTATTCGTTATAGAAACGACTGCGTATTTGCCGTTTACACGAAGAGGTACTATAACAATTAATGGAGATAGGAGGATCAAGGTAGGTTCATTTGTCAAAAATAATTATACGAATGAATTGTTTTATGTCACGGGTGTTTCAAATTCTTTATCGTTCTCAGAAAATTCTATTTCTCGAGAAACGATTCTTGAAGTTGAACGAGGAATGTTCTTCCCTATTCTAAGTGGTGTAGTAGGAGAAGATGAAGAAATAAATTTAAACGCAGGTTCTCAAAAGGCTTCTTATTTTAAGATTGTTGATATAAAGAGAATCAAAGAAGATATTTTAACTGCTCAAAATGCAGCTAAAAGTGGACAAACAAAAACTTCTGGATTAGGAGTTGCTCCTCTTAATAAAGAACAATTTGAGTATTTCTTAAAAAGAAAAATGTACAAATGATTGACGGTGTAAGTAGAGAAAGACAAAGTGATTCCCCATATTCAGTGGGATATGGTTATATAGCTATACCTTCTGGTGTTGATCGTGATAATTATATCGATACTTGTTTTCGTAGGGAAAGAGTGACGGTGATAACTGATTTAGGTGGTGTTTTTAACGATTGTTATATCACAAGTGATGCTTTACAGAGAATTAGTTTTCCAAGTGATATAGAAGAAAAAGGCAGTTGTGTTTGTTTTATTTCTTGCACTTTTAACAATAAACCAATTGTTGTTGGTGTATTACAAGGTGACAACAGTTCTTCTATGTTGAAAGAAAATATGTATCAAGTGAGAAAGGTTATGGGAGATTCTGAAGTCTTGATACAAGCCAATCCTAAAGACAATTCTTTGGTGATTAATTTGACTAGTTCAAAAGCTGGTAAAGTTTTTCTGAAATGTGTTGGTTCGGAAGAAAATGAATTAAATATAGTTTCTTCAGGATCGGTTAATGTAAGTACGGATAAGTCTATTAATGCTACAAGTTACAAAGAAGCGAGTGTACAAATAAAAGACGTTGAAAATAAAAACGATGTTTATCAGATTTCTTTTGACAAAGAAAAGGCTCTATTAACGAGGAAATGTCAAAGTACGAAAGAAGATACAACTATTGTTCTTGATCAAAATGGTGTAGATATTAAGACTGAGGGTGGTAATAAAGAAATCAAGATTGATCTTGAAAACATCTTGTTAAAGACTGATAAAAAAGTTAATATAAATAACGGAGGTCAATCTATGGTAAAAGCAGAAGATTTGATTCTTCGTATAGATCAACTTCAAACTCAAATCAGTCAAATAGTCCAAGCATTTGCTACAGGTGCTGCAGCAGCAGTTAATATGGATGGCGGTAGGACAGCGATGACGACTGCATATGGTTCGTTATCTGGAATCGTGAAAATTGACTTCAATCCAATAAAAAGTCAAATAGGTTTTTTAGATTGAAGAATAAATCTTATATTTACATTCAAATATATAACTTATGAGCAGTGTAAGTACTATTCAGAAGAAAGCGATTGAGATGGTAGGGACGCTTGGAAGAGCGGCTTTGGCAACATTATATCCTAACGATTTTGAGATATATTTATGTTCTTTGGAGTTAACAGATTCTCAAGGAAGGACAATTGATTTCTTCACTTTTCCTATAATGCCAGACAGCATTAGAAAATCTGAATTAAAACGAAGTACTGTTAGGAATACTGCAGGTGGAATCACGACATTAACTTCTCCTATTTATTCTCCAAGTGAAATTAACATCAGGGGAAATTTTGGGAAAAATTTTAAGATCTTATTATCTGAAAACGAATCTGTATCTGGAGTAGCATTTAGCATAAGGAATGGTATGTACGATCTGTATCAAATAGGATCGAAAAAATCTTCTAATCTAAAGACTCCAGACTTTGATATTTCAGTAAAAACTGGATTCGGTGCTAGTAGGATATTGAAAGCTATTATTTCAAAGAGTAATGGAGTAGACAATGATGGGAAACCATTTCGATTGTATTTCTACAATATGGCTTTTGGTGAGAATTATTTAGTGACAATTCCTCCATCTGGGGCTGAGTTTTCGATGAATATTCAAAAGAATATGATCTGGGAATATAATATCAATATGACTGTGATAGCTCCTTTAGAAGCTGTAAAGAATTCACCAGGGTCAAGTTCGATGGTTAAAAAATTAGCTAGTTCTACCATTCAGAAAAGTGTAAATGATTTAGCTTCATATGTTGCAGGAATATTATGAATGAGACGATGTATGAAAAATTTGAGAATATAACTGGATATGATATAAAATCATTTTTTCAGAGTTTTGTTGATTTTGTATCGACAGAATATCCTTATATTGTTGATTACTATCAAGGTGGTAGTATAAGACAAGAATCGTTCTATGCTTTAGATCGTTTAACTAAAGAGGTTAATAAAATAGAACCTCTTTTTACTTTGCACAAAAATTCTTTAAATGATCTCGATGCCTGGGAATTATTAGATACTTTCACAGAGATTCAAACGAAGATTTTGACGATAAGGAGTTCAGCTAAATGGATGAGAAGTGTGTTTGATTATGTTCGAACTAACACGATCAAAGTTGAGAAGATACTTCAATCTGATGAAACTTTTGAAGATGTATCAGCAAATCTCGATGCAATAACCCCTCAAGACGATTGGGTAAATATAACAGTACCTCAATACATCACAGAAGAATTGTATACAAATTCTTCTTCTCCTATATTTTCAGTTAATCTTCAGAATGTGGGGTTAAATTATGTTGACAATGTTGTTGATGTGTTAAATGGGAAAAGTATTCTTGGTGTTGATTTAGATAAATCATTTACCTTTGAAAATGACGATTTAAAGGTGATTGAATATGATCAAGCAATGGTACAAGCCTTAGAATTGATTCAAAGTTCTTTAAAAGGTTCTTACCCAGAATTTGAAGATTATGGAATAACCAATGAATTTATTGGAACAACGGTGAATGCCATTCAATATGCTACTATTTTCAAGGGACTTATGAATATGTTTCAAAGAGATAGTAGATGGAAAACAGTTGAGCTCTTGGATTTGAAGAGAGATCAGGATTCAATCTTTTTGTCTATAAGAGCGACAACAATAACTGAAAGCAATTATATAATAAATATTCCTATATGATAACGCAAGTTAGTAATACAATTTCGACGCTTAAAAATCTTTGGATCGAGCTGTTTTTAGACAAGACCAATAAAGTTACGAATGTAGCTGATGGTTCAGTCTTAAATGCTGTGGCTTTTGGTACTGCAAAAGTCGCACAAAAAGCGATCAAAGATATTGCTATCACAGAAGCAAAGATATTCCCAGAAACAGCTACAGGAGAATATCTCGATAAATCAGCGGCACTTTTCGGGGTTAGTCCAAGAAAAGGTGCTCTTGGTTCATCTACTTATGTGAGAGTTTATGCAGACCCAGGAACTATTTACAATGAAACTAATTTCTTTGTAAATCAAAACGGTATTCGTTTCTCTGTAAATGAATCTGTTACAGTTGGTAGATCTGGTTATGCATATGTGAGTGTCAGAAGTGTTAACCAAGGATTGGTTACAAATGTCGATGCAAATAGTATTATCAACGTCACTCCTGCTCCTAGTGGTCATATTGAATGCACTAACGAATACATGGCTACAGGTGGTAGAGATAGTGAAGATGACGAGACTTTTCGTATCAGGATCATGACTAACCTCAACACACTTTCTAAAGGAACGTTGGAATATTATACTCAAATATTCCAAAATATTGATGATCGTATTTTGAAAGTATTAAATGTTGGGTTGGGAGAAGATGGGATCTTTTATCTTTATCTAGTAAGTCAAAATGGAATTTTATTCACGCAAGACGAATTAGAGACTTTATTAGAGAAATCTAAAAGTTATTTTGGACTTTTTGAATTGAACCTCGAAGGAAATGTTGTCGGGATTCAATTAAAGAATGCTGAATGGTTTTTCATTGGTAGTGAGCGTGGAATGGATTTTCGAATAGAAATTGATCCTTCTTACGATGTGGCTACGGTAAGAAAAAATATTCAAGTAGCTCTGACAAAATATCTTGATTTTCGATTCTGGGAAGCAGGTAAGATCGTCCAATGGGATGATTTACTTGGTATCGTGAAAAATGCCGAGGGTGTTAAATATGTTCCCGATGAATATTTCTTTCCATATTACGACCAAGAAGTTCCACCTAATCAACTTCCTAGAATTAAAGGATTCGTAATGAGAAATCTTGAAGGTATTGTTCTGTACGATGCTGGAAGTGAACTTTCTCCTATGTTTTATCCTGCAGGACAAGAAGATTTGTTTCAAGGTTTGAATGATAGTGCATTAGCACTTAGACAACCAGTTTATTTCAGTATTACTGATGAAGATGGTAATCCGTTGTCGGGTGTAAGAATTTCTGTTGGTAGCGGATCTGTCGTTACTGATGAAGATGGTTTAGCAACTATTTCATTGGTAAACGGTAACTACATCTACACTGCTAGTAAAGAAAAATATAAGCAACAACAAGGACAATTTGTTGTATTGAATGCACCGGTTTATATTGGCATCATCTTAGAACTAGCTCCATTCCAGATTAGTTTCATGGTTGAAGACCAGTTCGGCATACCGGTTGTAGATGCAACTATTTCTATTGCTGGTCAATCTTTGACAACCAATGTTAATGGTGAAGCAACAGTGTTGGTGAAAAATGGGACCTATCCTTATACAGTTGAGAAATTAGGTTTCGATTCCAACGAAGGAAGTTCTGTTACTGTCGATAATTCAGATGTTTATGTACCAGTTACTTTGTATTATCATAAGTGGGTACAAACAATTTTCGTGAAAGGTCTCAACTCTGAGAATTTTATTTCAGGTGTTTTAGTTGAGATAGGTAGCGATAGTTATGTAACTGATGATGAGGGTAAGGTTCAAGTTAGTTTGATCAACGGAAGTTATCTTGCTAAATTCAGTAAACCAGGATATGTAGATACACAAGCTCTTATTGTGGTTTTAAATCAAGATGAAACAAGGACTATCGAAATGGATCTTTATAAGTATAATGTTACTATTAAGGTCATTGAACTTGTTTCTGGTAAAGTGATTCCAGATGCGTTAATAACATTAGACAATGGATTAGTTGCTCGTACCAATAGTAATGGATTAGTTGTTTTTAGATTGACAAATGGTGAATATACTGGTACAATCACAAATCCAATTTATGACGATTTAACGATTAATTTTAACATTGATACATCAGACGCTGATTTCGTCTATCAATTAGATTTCAGACATTACGATGTTTTTATAACTGTTGTCGATTCTAAGAACAACCCCATTCAAGATGCTTTAGTATCTATTTCAGATCAAGTACTTGTAACCGATGAAGGTGGTAAAGTGCAGATTGGTTTGCAAAATGGGACCTATCCTTATAAGGTTGAAAAATTGGGTTATTACAATTTTTCAGGATCTGTTCTGGTGAAAGATAACGATGTTAGCGTTGTCGCTAAAATGGTTGATTATCCTTGGTCGATAACTTTCTCTGTCAAAGATGGAAACACTCCTATTCAAGGAGCAGTTATCAACATAAATGGTCAACAATATTCAACAGGTCAAGATGGTTTAGTGAAGTTGACGTTAGTCAATGGTTCTTATGACTATACAGTGACTAAGATTGGTTATGTAGATGTTGATAGAACTTTAGTTGTTAATAATTCCAATGTATCTGTAGATGTACCAATGGTATTGAGACCTTGGAACGTTATTTTTTCTGTTACGAGTGAAGGTGTTCCGGTTGAAGGTGCTTCGATAACAGTCGAAGGAATAACAGTAGAGACTAATGCCGGTGGTATTGCGGTGATTGGTTTGGTAAACGGTATACATCAATATGAGATATCTGCAACAGAATTTCAAACAAAGACAGGTTCTGTAACGGTAAGTAATTCAGATACAAGTGTACAAGTTTCTTTAGATCCAGTTACTTATCCGATCACATTTGTGGTAAGAGATAAAACAACTCCAACACCTGCTTTAGTTCAAGATGCTGTTGTATCGGCAAAGGGTCAATCAGTTCTAACAAATGCAAGTGGTGAGGCAGTTTTACAACTTCCAAAAGGTGATTTTGAAGTTTCTATTACAAAACAGAATTATATCAGTACAACAACTCAAATAACCGTTACAGGTATTGATACGATCAACGTTCAAATTGATAGGATTTATTTATTAGATTTTACAGTTACAGGAGAACAAGGGACGATCTTATCAGGAGCCAAAGTCGTTGTAAGTGGTGAAGCTATTGTTCTTCCTGCTGGTCAATCGTCAATTGAATTAACGACAAATGATGCAGGACGTACACCTCAAGTTCAAACGATAAACGGTTCGTTTCATTGGGGAGCTTCTTTTTCAGATTATTCTTCTAGTGAAGGAGACGATACTATTGCTAATGCGAATAAGACAGTGGCTATTTCGCTGAAACGAGGTAAGAGAGCTGTCTTTACTGTTACAGATGGTACCAATCCACTGCAGGGTGTCAACATTTTAATCGATAATGTCACCAATTATCAAACGAATGTTGATGGACAAGTTGATATTTCGTTATCAGCGGGAAACCATACTTACAAAGCAAGTCTTACGAGTTATCAAACTATAAGTGGTACTATCAATGTTAAAGAGGATGAAACTTCGTATGTGAACTTAACTATGGTTCATGGAGGGTTATTAACTTTAAATGTTAAAAATGGTGTGGCAAATTTAAGTGGAGCTACTGTTGTTATCAAGAATAGTTCTGGTACGACAGTCAAATCTGGTACGACAGATTCTAATGGAAATATTTCAGTTGATGTCCCTAATGGAAACTATACTTACACGACAGATGCTAGTGGGTATAAACAACAACCTGGAAGCACAACGATAAGTTCTGCAGATAAAACAGTTCAGGTACAAATGCAGAATTATAAATATTGGGGTGTCACTTTCAATGTCAAGTATAAGACAACGAATCTAAACGGGGCTGCTGTTAGTATTAGTAATGTTAAAACCATTGGTGGAACTTCTACTGCAAATGGAACTACGAATTCAAGTGGTCAATGGATTTTAGCTGCTAGTGCTAAAAATGACGCGACTTTAAACGGTACCGTTTCTTGGACCGCTTCTTTAAGTGGATATAGATCAGCTTCTGGTTCGTTCAACATTGCTAATGCAAATCAGACGATTAATGTTACTTTAGAGAAGTATAGTACGGTTACTTTGACTTTTGTTAATTATGCTGGCACAGCTCTTTCTGGTATTTCAGTTACTATGAATAATCAAACTGTAACTACAAATGCAAGTGGTCAGGCGATTTTCTCTAATGTAATAGATGGTACGTACAACTGGAGTAGTACTGCTAAATCACCTTATCAAGCTAAATCAGGAAGTGTAACAGTTAATGGTGCAAATGTTAATCAACAAATTACTTTAACCAGTCAAGTAACAGTTACATTTGTCGCTAAAGATGACGCTGGTACAGCTCTTTCTGGAGCAACGGTGAAAGTTGCTGGTGTATCAAAGGGTACGACAAATTCAAGTGGTCAATTAGCTGTAACAATGCAATCACAGTCAGCAGCTTATGCTTGCACTGTTGAATTAAGTGGATATCAAACTTGGTCAGGTAATGTTACAGTTGGTTTGAGTGCTCAAACTGTAAATGCAAGTTTGCAGTATTTGGTTACATTTACAGCGACAATTAAAGAAAATACAACGTCTGGTGCGAATGTCGGTAGTGCAACTGTTAAACTTGTCAACTCAAGTTTAGGTACTTTTACAGGTACGACAAATTCAAGTGGAGTTGCTACAATTCCAAATGTGAAACCAGGTTCTTACACTTACACGATTTCAAAATCTGGTTACAAAGATACGACTGGTAGTGTAACTGTAAGTCGAAGTTCTCATAGTCAGAGTGCAACTTATGCTCTTTTGAGATATTATACATTTGTTGTGAATGTTAAAAGAGCGGGTGTTAATAGAAATGGTGTCACAGTGAAATTGGATGGCACATCAAAGGGTACAACAAATTCTTCTGGTAACATCACAATATCAAATGTACTTTACGGAAGTCATACAATAGCAATTGATGCAGGTACATATTGGAAAGCGTTTAGTCAATCGTATACAATTTCAAGTACATCAACTATCAATATCGCTTTAACTGCTTTATATACAGCACAATTTACTATTTCTGACGCTAACGGTCCTATTTCAGGAGCAAAAATAACGTTAACTGGAATAGCAACGGGGACTTTAACGACAAATACATCAGGAATAGCTTCAAAAACTGGAATTGTAGCAGGAACGTTAAGTTACTCAGTGAGTGCGGCTGGATATATGACTAAGACTGGAACAGTGACGTTGTCTGGGTCGAATGATTCAATCAACACCTCAATCACTCTCCAGAAGGCAGCTAAACTCGTACAGATTACGACACCAGTAGCATCTCATGCGACTGGTTATACAATTGAAAAAGGTTTTTCTAATATTGAAGTTTTTTGTGTTGGTGGAGGAGGTGGAAGTGGATTCACTAGATTAAGTGGTGGAGGAGGTGGAGGTTTAGGACTTGGATACGGCCCTACTTCTAAAATTAACGGATCTTTGTCTTATATAATTGCACCAGGAGGTTCGGGAGATAAGAATTACGGAAATGGTGGAAAAACAACAATGTACGAAACAAGTAATCCAAATGAAGCTATGTTTATAAGTAATGGAAATGGTGGTTCTTATAATACATCTAATATATATATTGGTATACGTGGCGCAAATGGATCTAATGGAAGTAATTGGAATGGAGTAATAGGACATGGTTCTAGTAGTGGTTCTGCTTGTTCAGATTCTGATTTTCCGATTGGAGGTGGTGGAGGTGGTTCTTTAACAGGAAATTCAGGAGAATCAGGAGAAAAAGGTGGTGCTGGTGGAAAAGGTGGTGCTTTTGGGAGAGCTACTGGAACAGGAGGATCCTCTGCAAGAGGAGCTGGAGGTGAAGGTCAATCAAATGCTGCTATTTATCCTTATGTTTCAAAATATAATTTAATTTGTTCTAGAGGAGGAAATGGCAATGTTGGTACGTCAATTGGTGGTTTCTATGCAGGAGGAGGTGGTGGAGGTTTTGGATCTGGTTTGGATGCAAATGGAGATGGAGAAGCACCAAGTATACCTACACGTAACGAAAACTATGGAGGTGGAGGAGGTGGAGGTCATTATGTGGTTAGCCATGGAGGACAAGGATTAATAGTAGTTTACTACTCTTAATATAACAAATAGGGCCTGGATTTTCTCCAGGCCCCATTTAATTTATTAATCGTGATAATAAAGAACCATAATCCCTTGTCCTCCATTTCCACCTTCTAGATTTACTTCTCCATTATTTTCTCCTCCACCACCTCCACCTCCACCAATACCAGCAACAATTGGATAAAAATTATTTCGATCATTAGGAGCACCACCACCATTTCCATAACTACCTCCACCTCCACCAATTCGTTGACCGGCATATAGAGAACCTCCACCTCCACCAACTAATAGAAGGTCGACTTTAGAAAAAGTTAGATCTAACTCATAATTTGTTAGTGTTTGTATTGGAGTCGTGATCTGTACGAGTTTAGCTGCCTTCTGGAGAGTGATTGAGGTGTTTAAAATGAAATGAATGTTGTTTGTTTTGAAGGAAGTAGATATCTTTATGCGATTGAAAAGTTTGCTTTGATACTGTTTTAATTATGGCAGATATAATATACAATAGAACTATATTTAAAAAATTCTTTGAGAAGAACGATATTAAAATTCAGGCTTGGGCACAGAATGTCTTGGATAAAATATGTAGTCCAGGTATTCTTCCTGTTTTTTTTAATAAACAAAATGAAGATTTTGTTTCGTTTTGGGGATCTGTAACACATCTTTTTGCGATTGTTGTGTTGTATGGACGACAATACGAAGAGATTGATGTAAACAAGATCTTGTTTGATATCTTTATCAAAGAAAGAGGTTTGGTAACCGATACTGTTGATACGACAGAACAAATGCAATATCTTTTCAACAACTATGTAGAAGAGTATAGAAAAAGAGGTCGTATGGATATCGTTTCAAAAGAAGGTACTATATTAGGGGAACTTCTTCGTTTGATTCGATACAACGATTTAAATGAATTCATCTTTGCTCTTCTAGCTCCTAAAGATAGTGGTTGGACATTAGGACATAGTTCTCCTACTTGGAATAGGACAGATACAGTTGAGAATATAACCAAAGCCTATGAATGTTCAAGTAATATTGAAAATTTGGATGCATATCCATTGATCAATCCTAGTGGTGTTATTCTACAAGCTGATGTAAACAATGATAATGAACCTATTCAAACCATGACTTTTATAGGAAATGAGTTGGTAGGAATCAGTTCAGAAGGAAATTTAGATAAACTTCTAGTAGTTGATGAAGATTTAGCTTATCAAGTTTCTTTACGTTTGAAAACAGATAATATTCAAAACATGAATTTGACTTTTGGCGTTCAAGTTTATGATGAATTGAAAAGACCTGTTTCTTGTATTGAATCGATTGGTACAGTACAAAGTAATTCATTTGTTAAAAATGACGCTTCTGTTACGTTAAACAACGCTGATATTTATTATGAGTTAAGAGCAACAATTTCAAAGAAAAATAGAAGTTTTGTCGACGAAGTAGCCCTGAATTTCCCTAATGGAAGAGGATTAAGATTTGTAGAAGGTATCAAATACATGTCTTTGCATTTGGTTCAAGATCGAACTAAAGCTAGTTCAAATTTGAATATTTATGATATAAAGATCAAACCAATATATTTACCTTTCTATCAAGGTTATCTAGGGGAGAAAAACATAATCGCTTCCTATTATAGGAATAATTCTTATTCTTCTACATCTACTATAGATCAATTTATAGAAACTTATTTAGTTTCATATAAAAATATTTTTGCTAGTGAAGAGATTAAAGCTCTTACAAAAACAACTGTACGTTTCAAGGTTTTTTCTGAAAGAAAAGAATATATTAAAGGAGCTACTATTACAATAGCAGATCAAGAATTGCAAACAGATATTAATGGTGAAGTAACTCTTGATCTTTATCCTGGTGATTATCTTTATTCAGTTGAAAAAGACCTTTTCATTTCTATTGTCAATAATGTTCTATATGTAGAAGAAGAAATCGAAGGAGATGAGCAGATTTGTTATATACAAATGCAAGGAGAACTTTATAAACGTAAGGTAACTTTTGTTGTCAAGAATGAACAAGCTAAAGCTATTTCAGGAGCTGTTGTCAAGTTCAACAATGAGGTTAAATCAACAGGTCAAGATGGTAGTATATTCTTCATGGCTTATCCAGATTTATATCTGTATACAGTTGAAAAGGAAAAGTATTATCCAGTTGATAAGTCAGTTCTTGTTCGTGACGATATGATTGAAAATGTCACGATGCAATTAATCCCTATTTTTGATGTAACTTTTATTGTGAAAGATTCTTCTTCAAATCCTATTCAAGGAGCTAGAATTAATTTTAACAATACATATATTGACACCAACGAACAAGGACAAGCTGTTTTTAAAGATGTTTTAGTAGGTACTTTCAATTATCGAATTGAAAAAATTGATTGGTTGCCAGTCACAGGATCTGTGACTGTAACTAATGCCCCAGTGACTCAAAATATAACAATGAATCCAGTTCCTACTTATAATGTGACATTTACAACAAGAGGTGTTAATTATCAAGGGGTAGTTTCATTGTTGACAGGTGTTTCAGTAACTTTTGCCGGTTCAACTAAAATATCTGATTCAAGTGGTCAAGTAAGTTTCATTGTTAAGGCTGGATCGTATTCTTTAACAGCGACGAAAGTTGGTTACAATGATTATAAAAATACAATTTCTGTTGATGAGGATTCTGATATTGAAATCAGAATGAACCAAAAAGTTTATGTTGTTACTTTTGTAGTACAAGATGATAATAATAAAAAACTTTCTGGTGTTTCTATTCAGGTAGAAAACAATCCTATTATAACTACAAACGCACAGGGACAAGCAACTATCAATTTACCTGATGGATCTTTTAATTATACAGCGACATTAAACGAATATCACACTATCACAGATTTATTTGGTGTAAATGGAGGTCCAGAAACGGTTAATGTAACAATGTCACAAAAGATGTATCAAGTGACTGCGACTGTAAGAGAAGAAGGTCAAATTTCAGTTGGTGCAACTGTTACTTTAGGATCTTATTCTGGAGAATCAGATAGCCAAGGAAAAGTATCGACTGAACTACCCAATGGCTCTTATAATTGGACGGCAAAGAAAACGATTTATGCTTCACAACAAGGACAATTTGTCGTGAACAGTGCTCCTTATGTGTTTGATATAAATTTGGTTAGACGAAATGGTCAAGTAATTTTCATGGTTGTCGATGATTTAGGGAAACCAGTGGAAGCTGCGACTGTTGTTTGTAACAATATTACCAGAATTACGAATAGTCAAGGTAAGGCAGAATACACCCTTCCAATCGGTTCGTATGATTACGAAGTTTCTAAGCGTCCAGAATACACTTCTGTTCCAGGTGAAGTATCGATTACAGATACACCTCAAACAATCAATGTATTATTGACAAACAAGACATATAATATTAATTTTACAGTTACAAATACTAATGGCAATGCTGTCCCTAATGCAACAATAGTATTAGACGGTGATACAAAGACTACAGATACTAGTGGAAAAGTGACGTTTCCAGATAAGAGAAATGGTTTGTATAATTGGACGATACAAGCTGTAGGTTACTATGATAAAGAAGGCACTGTTCAAGTTTCGAATAATGATGCTAATCAACAAGTTTCATTGACTTATTCGTTACGAGAATTTACAGTGACGACTTTAATTGATGGTTCAAATGCATCTGGAGTCAATATATCATATACTGTATATGAATCTGCTAATTCTAATGTAGTAGTTAGTAGTGGTAATGGATCTTCTGATTATCAAGGGAAATACATCATAAACGCTCCATATTCAGCATATGTTCTTTTGAAAGTAGAAGATTCTAGTTGTTTGCCGATAACAACTAGACGAATAGCTGTCAGTACAACAGGTCTTGCTGTTACACTTTATAGGGCACTGATTCTTCGAATGAGTAGCCAAAGACTTCCGAGTTTTGGATCTTCAGTTGATTATGAATGGTCTGGTAATGAGTTGAAGATGGTAGGAGGATCTAGGACCAATCCTAGTACGTTAAATTTCAACTGTCAAAATAACACAAGTGTCTTAGCTGTTACACAATGGCCAGGATCATTTTCAATAAGTGGAACAAGTGTATTTAATGGTTGTACAGGCTTATCAAGTTTAGCATCTGGTTCACCAAATATTAGTGGATCAATAGAGAGTTGGTTTAGAAATTGTACGGCTTTAAGAAGCATCCCTTCTGGGCTTTTATTGAATGTATCAGGAAGTGATGCTAGTAATTGTTTTAGAGGTTCTGGAGTGACAAGTGTACCTTTGGATTTATTTGGAGGTAATCTTACATTATTCGCTAGTGTATTTAGAGATTGTAAGTCGCTTTCAAGTGTATCAGGTAGTCCATTTAGAAATGGCACTGATTTTGAATCAGCTTTCAATGGTTGTAGTTCACTTTCAAGTGTTGGTAGCTCTATTTTCCCACGAAATGCAGAATCGTTTTATTACACGTTTGCAAACAGTGGAATTTCTTCGATTCCTTCTGGTTTATTTGACAGTTGTGTATATGCGACTACTTTTGAAGGATTAGTTTCTTCTTGTACCAATCTAAGGAGTATTCCAGCCAGATGTTTTAGGAATTGTACAAGAGCTACCAATTTTAATGTATTAGCTCATAGTTGTACACTATTGAGTAGTATAGGTTCAGATTGTTTCCCTACTAGTGCTTCTAGTTTTAGTTGGTCTTTCATTGATTGTAAATCATTGACAGATATTTCTGGATGTAAGATCGAGAATGGAAATGTGACTACTTGGGCAAGAGCTTTTGAGGGTTCTGGTGTACAAAGAATTCCACCAAGATTTTTTGCTGGTCAATCTCGATTGACTACAGTAGCCTCTTGTTTCAAGAATTGTACTAATTTGACGGAATGGGCTCCAGATGGAGGAGTTGAATCTTCTCATGGTACATTCGATGGTTGTACTTCTCTACAAAATATGTCAGAATTCTTGAATGGTTGTATAAGAGTTGGTAATTCGACTTATAACTCATTGCAAGTAATTGTTATATCGCAAAATATAGCTTCTACTGTTACAAATTGGAATTATGCTTTCTTAAATTGTAGTGAATTACGATCTATGCCAATTATTGCAGAATCTAAACCTATTACATTGGGTTGGTTATGGGATTTAGCTCCTTCATCAGCATCACATTATCAAACTTTCAAAGGATGTTCAAAAATATCTTATTCAAATTTGATTCCGTCAGGTTGGAAATAAATTTTTAATATATATGAGTCAATTAAATATTAATAGAAACATGTTCTTAGAAAAGGAAGAATTGGTCAATTTCCAATCTTTCTTTGCAAGTGAAATGCTTTTTCAAGCATTGTTACAAGCAACATTTAGTTTTGGTATTATCACCAATAATCCAGCTAAAGCCAATGGTAGTGGAACCGCTCCTAGCGGAGTAGAATATAACGATCCTTTTATTGTACAACAAGGTTCTGTTGCAAACAGTATCAAGGTTTTACCAGGAATGGCGATCAATAGTTTAGGACAATTTATAAAGATTGATGTAGAAGACAACATTCAAGTTCCTAATGATAGCCTATTCTATTGGGTGAAAATCGCATATGCAACTAGAAACTATGAACTTGGTATTGTTTCAGTTAACACTAAAGGTGTAGTTTCTGGTACTGCAGATTTTTCTGGTAAAGTAAGAGGTCAATCAACGAGCACACCTACATGTATTCGTTTCGTAAAAGACGATGGTTCCATACCGTTAAATAATGGTATTTACCAAGTTGTCAATGTTATCGATAATCAAAATTTAGTCTTGACTTCTAATACGACTTTTGTCGCAGAATCAAATTTAAGACCGATTGTATTAGGAACTCTTCCTATTGGTGGTGTATTTTCACAATCTCAGAGAGAAGGTCTTTATGTTTATGATTATTATGAGATTTCTTTGATTCAGGAAACTTCTGTAGAAACTCCTCCTGAAAAAGGAGATAATGAATTTTACATTGCTCGTATCAAGAATACAAATGGTACATTTACCATTGATAATACGATCAAGAGTGAGTATTGGGCTTTAGGAAATTTAAAAACAGCAAATTAATGAGATTATATTATACAGTATCTTCTGGATACAACGATCCACAATCAAAATTAGTCAATTCGTTGGGTGGTTTTAAATCTTCAACTCCAGTACCCAATGATCAAGATAACAATGTTTTTGATGAATTGAGTCTTCTTTCACTTGTAAAAGGTGAGACTCAATATATTGGTTTGATTTTGAAAAACGAACTAGGAGTTGAAGTTAAAAATGTTCAACTTTGGTTTGAAACACCAGAAGGTAGTTATGGTTCTTTTCAATTAGCTGCTGTTCAAACTGATAAGAATAATGAAGGACAACCTTTCTTTGAAATGATCCCAGATATTTTTAGTAAACCTTTTTACGCTGAATTTCATCAAGCGACTGAACTTGACAAAGCTACTATTGGGGATATGGAGATTGATCAAGAAATAGGTTTATGGCTGTGTCGATCTATTGATAAGAAGACTGTGATAGAAGATTACAATAATGTCGCTGAAAAAGATACTGCAACTGAAAACAGGTACAAACCTATAGAAAAGGTAACAGAAGAATCCATTGCTTTTCAAATTAGTTGGGAGTGATAGATTAATTTTGTATATTTACAAGGTAAAAGGATGATTAATTCATCCTTTACTTTTAAAATCAAAGATACAAACATTGTATGTCATTAGAAGAAAAGTTTGTTGAGTTGTACGAGTATATTCAAGGTAGTGTCTTGAATAACCCAAGTTTTCGTCTAAAAATCAATAAGAAACAAAAATCTACTCTTTCAATTTTCCTGAGTAGAGTAGAAGATTCTAGTATTGATTTATGGGAATATCTGCTATTTCAATTTAGTTTTAAAGTAATTACAGGAACAAAGTTTCCTGTTATACCATTGAATCATATAATAGGTAAGAACGCTTTGAAACGATGGAATGAAAGAACAACAGAACAACAATACATGACTTCAAAGTTTGTTCAATCTTATAAATTAAGATCACCTATTAAAGATGAGTCGACAAAAATAAGTGAAAGATATTTTGACGAACAACGACAAAAAGATTTTTCCTCTCCTAGAGGTTATATAAGATGTTTGTCGTTTGGTGGTCTTTTTAATGAGATGAAATGTAAGAGTTGTAGATATTTTTATGTATGTAAAACAGAATGATTATGGAAAAGAAAAGGTACGAAACTGAAGAAGAGATGATTTTGTGGAACGAAATTTCAAAATCATTGAACTATAACAAAGATCGGATAGACAACGTTCTATTTGATGAAGAAGTGTATCAAGGTATATTATCAGCAATGAGAGAATATCATAAATATGTGGAGAAAGAAGGTTAAAGAAGAAGTTCGTCCATGTGTAAAATGTGGTACAAATCATTTGATTTATAATAGGATTAAGTGGTTGTGTAAAGATTGTGATAAAGAAGTAACACGAGAGCGAAGAGGGGATCTCCAATCTTTATTTCAAGAAATATGGAATGAGAGACCTCATAAATGTACCAAATGCGGAAAAGACCTTGGAAACGATCCAAAGCCTATTTTTTTCTCACATATAAAGTCTCGTGGAGCTTATCCTGAATTGAAGATGGATAAAAATAATATTAGACTTCTTTGTTCAGCTTGTCACAAGTTTGAAGATTTTAATGAAAGGGAGTGATTATGTTACATAGATTGGTTTTGATAAAAGCTCTTGATTTATGTCTTAAAATCATTGAAGATAATCCTTCAACAGGTCTTATATCTTCTAAATTAAAGACATTGATTGAAGTAGAAGATGAAGAAAGTTTTAAAGAATTTCGATATGAATGTTTGAAAAGATATCTTTTCAAAAAAAATCTTGAACAGTCAAAAAGTAAATTTATCACACTTGGAAGTGGTGATAGGGTAATTACTCTTCCAAAGTATTATGTGTTGACTTATAGTAAAGATTGGGATAGTAATGGAGCTGCAGTCCTTAATATTAATGAGATGCCAGAAGAAGTTAATCTCAAAGACAATCCTATTAAAAATTTAAGGATCATCTATGGTGACGTAGATTCAAGAGATAGAGATTTCGATAAGATTCAGATGATAATGAAAGTATGAAGTATTTATTAAAAAGTGCAAATTTAACAGGCATAACAAAATTTTTGAATGATAATTTCTCAAAGAAAGATTCAAATGAAAGATTCAATCCTAGAGATGTATTAGGCTACATCAATCGAGGTAAATTACCAGAATATCTAGGTGGTAACAAAATTGTTGAAGTAGAACAGCAAAATTGTAGTGTAAAACTTTATAATATCCAAAATAATGAAGACAAGTAGTAAATATATCATTTTTTTTGATTTTGAAACTGGAGGTCTCCCCAATAAAAATGCTAGAGCTTTTTACGAAGTTCCATTGGTTGAAACAGCTATGGTAGTTGTTGATATGGAAAAGTTAGAAATTTGCGAAGAATGTTCTATGATTTTTGAATCAGATTACAAAGAAGATCTTCTTCCTGTATCAGCAGAAGCATTAGCTGTACACGGTATTACTAAAGAAATTCAAGAATCAAAAGGAGTTCCTTTGAAAGAAATTTACAAAAAATGGTTGGATCTTTTCAAAAAATATAAGAATCCTCGACAAATGTGTACAATTGCAGGGCACAATGCTGTTGGATTTGATACTCCTTTTTTGAAAAATTTCTTTGAATATATGGGAGATAGCATTGATAATTATGTTAAATATTATCTTGATACAATGCAAATTGCTCATATGGCAGCGTTAGAACAACAAGATTATAAGTTACATACTTGTTGTGAATTGTTTAATATTGATCTTGTTAATGCTCACAGAGCTTTAGACGATACAAAAGCAAATGCTTTGTTAGGGATCGAATATATAAAATTATTGAGAGGGATAAATGTTTCTTCATCTATTACAAATAGCACTTCACAAGAAACAGGATTCACTAGATTTAGAGAAAAGTTTCAATTATGATGGTTAAACAGCAAGATTGGACTGAACAAGATAAACCAGCTAGTAAATTTACACTCTTACAGAATAGGAGGTTATATTCTGCGGCAAACGATATAATTGAAAGATTGCCTGCACATTCGATCAATCAATTGTTAGAAGGTTATTCTGAGGATATAGATAAACTTCTAACAGAGATTGTTAATCAAACTGATATGGCAATGAATTTCGGTAGATCGTTAGATACTGAAAATCTTTCGTACATTGACAATCTAGCTGCAGCTATGGATGAGAGATTGAGAATATTGTCTTTCAATTATTTTTGTGCGACTGTCTTATCTAATTTTATGATGGGATGGAGAAATTTAGAATGGGGTAATTTAACTCAATTATTTCCTTGGTCTAGTTATCTTTGTAGTCGTGGTTCAGGAAAAAGTTATGAATGGTGCTATGCATTCCCATTATGGAGATTATATAGTTATACAAAGCCATTGTTTTATGCTGGAGATACGATCGATAATAAGAATAGAAAAGAGACAGCTCTCATTACTAATACAATGACTCTTGCTAAGATCCACGTAGGTAAAATCATTGAAGAGATCGAAACAAATCCTATTTTAAGCAATAAATTAAATTTTAATAAGAAAGCGAAATTAGGAGAAACAATGATTGAAACGGAGACTGGATCGATCCTTCACGTTCGTGGTAAAGATGGATTTATTCGTGGTCTTCACGTTGGATCAGCTCTTATCGACGATGTACCTGATGAAAGCTCTATTTATAGTGATGAACAAAGAGAAAAATTGAAAGAAACTTTTCGAGGAACTATTACTCCTATTGTTGAACCCTATGGATATTTGATTGTATCAGGTACACCATATTCAACTGCTCCTAATGAACTTTATAATATTATTAAAGCTGATAAACGTTTTGCAGTCTTTGAGTATCCGATAATATTTCCAGATGGACGTCCTCTTGCTCCAGATAGATATACTTTTGATGATATTATTCAGAAAAAAGATGAGTTAGGTACAATGGTATTCAGTCGTGAATACTTAGTAGTTCCTATTGCAGATAGTAGTACTATTTTCCCTTATGAGTTTTTAATGAGATCGACAGTTGGGATGGAAAATATTTCTTTTGCAGATACTATCGATTACTTTCCATTTAAATTACAAAGGGTTGTTGTTGGTTGTGATTTTGCAGTTTCTGGTAATATCGGTGCAGACTATACAGTTTACACAGTATGGGGGATCGATTTTATGGATAATTATTATTTAATAGCGATCCATAGACAGAAAGGAATGAGTCACAATGAGCAAGTTGATAAAATTGTATTATTTAACACTTTATTCAAACCCAATAAAATTGTATGTGAAGCTAATGGTTTTCAAAGTATTTTAAGTGGACTAGCAAGGGAAAGAGGTTTGAAAAACATTGAGACTTTTACGACAACAGAAGGTAATAAGAAGGATCTTCACACCGGTTTACCAAGTCTTTCGGCAATGTTTGAAAGAGGTCAAATAAAAATACCATATGCAGTAGGACCGACAAGAGAAATGGTGAAAATAATTTTTGGCGAATTTTCTTCTATCACTTTTAGAAGTGATAGAGGTAAATTAGAAGCTGTTGGTTCTCATGATGATATTTGTATGAGTTCATTTATAGCGATTAATAGTCTTCGTGAAGATAGTCATATAACGGTTCAAATAAACACGATATGAGAAAGTTGAATGAAAATTTTATGGCAGAGCTATTCAAATTGATGTTCATTGATGGAAATATCATGAGAATGGTTTCAGGTCATATGACTTACCAATTGATCCCTAAAGAGTGGGTTGGTTATAAGTTTCTATTGAAAGAAGCAGTCGAACAATTCATTGGAAAGGAGATAACACCTTCTTTAGGAGTTATTGCTCAGAAATACGCTGATAATGATTCTGTTCAAGAATCAATCAAAGAGATTAAGAAAGCTCGTTTAGTTGACAAAGAATTAATCATTGATCAACTAGAATCTTTTATTCGTGAGACTGAATTTGAACTTCTTAGTAAAAAGGTTCATGATTTATACGAAGAAGGTAAAAGAGATGAAGCGATTAAAGTCAATGCAGAAGAAAGTAAAAGAATATTAGAAATATCACTTCGAAAGACTGGTGGGAAATTTATTCGAGTATTCGAAGGATTTCAAGAAAGGATGAAGAAGAGATATGATGAAAATAAGATCGCTAAAGTCCAAAACAAAGTTTCTTTGGGAATTGATCGTCTTGATGATATTAGTTATGGTGGCGCAGATCCAGGAGATACGGTATTGTGGATTATGAGATCTGGTGTTGGAAAATCAACCGTATTAAAATGGCATGGATACGCAGCAGCACTTGAAAGCATTTCAGTGCTACACATACAATTAGAAGGTGGTGTTGATGCTTGTACAGACAAATACGATCAAATGTGGACAAATCAAAGTTACATAGATATCAAAAAAGGTCTTTTAAAACAAGAAGATGAAAAACAGATCATGAAAACTTTAAGAGACATGAAATCTTTTGGTCAAGATATTGACATCTATGGATTTGAGAAATTCGGTCAAGCATCAATGGTTGATATTCGAAATCTATGCATTGAATACCAAAAAGTATATGGTCATTTTCCACAACTATTGATCGTCGATTCGTTAGATCTTCTAATGACTGGTGTAAACAAGAAGATAGACAATGATCCAGAATTTACTAAGTTTAGATTACAGAAATGTTCACAATTATTTAAAGATATTTGTGTCGAATTTAAAATGGTTGGTATAACAGCTACACAAACAGGTGATGTACCTATGGATGTCTGGAATAATGAAATGAAACATATAGATCGTTCTAATACTGAAGGTGATAGAACTCTTGTGAAGCCTTATTCATTTGTATTTACTGGAAATATTACAATGCAAGAGAAGAAAGATGAGAAATGTAGAATCTTTGTTGACAAACTTCGTGATTACAAGAGTAGTCAAGAAATCTTTTCTATCGCTACTGATTATGGTCGTGGTAGGTTCTATAATCGTAAGCGTACTATGGCTTTATACAACGATAGTTCCGAAGTTATATCAACGACTGCTGATAAACCTGAGAGAAAGGATAAACTACGTAAGGGTAAGAAGAAAGAAACTCAAGAAGTCACTGTGATATGATTAGGATCGATAGGAATGAGATTATCTCTGAATTAAATCTAACTCCATTTGGAGCTAGAGGGTTTTTTCAGGACAAGAATAATGCATGTCCTTTTTGTAAAGGTGAAAAGAAGTGGGGAATCGTATTTAGCGATAACAACACTTCTTTTATATTCCATTGTTTTAAATGTGGTAAAAAGTCAAGTGCTTTTGAATTTTTAAAACAGATTGATAGATTAGATTTAATAAGAAATCACTATGAAAATAGTATTAAATCTTCCCTAGTCGAATTAGTTCCTGAAAAGGAAGATGAAAAAGAGGATGATATAGTGTTTAAAGCTGTTTCATTACCATTTAAGTTACAAAGATTGGTAGATGATGAATATCTAAATTCTAGAGGTTTTAAACAGTTTCATTATGATGAATTTGAACCATCATTTACCGAATCCCCTTTAGAAAGAGAATTAAAGAATTATATCATTTTCAAGATGAAGATGAATGGTAAGACAATCGCTTGGTTAGCTCGTAGTCGTCATTCTAAAGAATGGCATGAGATGAATTTGAAAAAAGCGAAAGAAAAGGGGATAAAACCAAAATTAAGATATGAGAATAGTAAGACTGATTTTACCAAGATATTAGGAGGTTACGACGATATTTCAGAGAAAACACAAGTTGTTATAATAGTAGAAGGTCTCTTTGATTATATTGGTCTTGATTCTAAGTTGAATCTTAGAGAAGACGAAAGTATCAGGTGTGTATTTACATTTGGCAACAGTATAAGTAAGGAGCAAATTTCTTTTTTACAAAAGAAGAAGATTGAGCGAGTTATATTGATGTACGATCCAGATAAACCTGATCAGATAAAAAGCTCTGCATTAAATTTACAGAAATCTTTTGAGACAAAGATAGCATTGTTGAAAGATACTAGCAAAGACCCAGGAAATGCAACTTATGAAGAATTGTTAGATGCTCTTGATAATTTGATCGATCCTATTAATTTTAGAGTATTGAAAAAATTTTTATAGGATTTGTTGCTCCATTGAAATAAAGGTCCGACCTTTAGGTCATAATTAAAAGAGCTAATAAAATGAAGACAAGAGAAGATAAAAGAACAGCAATATTTGAAAAGATGAATGAAGTTTCTTCTTTAAAAGATATAAGGAATGAATTGGATGAGAAATTATTTGATGAAGAAGGTCATTATAATTACGAAGTGTTGGAGCAATTCTTAGAAATGGATAAGAAGATTAATTACGCTAAAGCAGCGGTAGTAAGAATGATAAAGAGATTGATGAATGATATTTATGGAAATTGGACTTGGAGCGAAAAGGTTGATTATTTAGAAGCTGTTAAGGAATTTAGAAAATTTGCAAATTGAAAGTGTAAAAATTTGGAGTTGTAGTTTTATTTTGTAGATTTACAACTCCAAATTTGTTATTATGAAAAGTAGAGATTTAAGCATAACAGAATTTTTACAAGTCCTTCAATTAGAGTATTTTTCGTTTAAAACACGAGAATTAATTTATGAGCGTCCTGAATTCATTAAAATGAATCGAGATATCGCTGAAAAGAAAAAAGAAAAGATCATAAACTTGGCAAAAAAGTTTCATATGATCTCAATCTTTGATTCAAAAAAAGCCTTCCATCAATTTTTTGTACAATGTTTTTCCCAAGAATATGGGATGCCGAACTTTCAATACGGAACAAATCAAGAAAAAAATATTTCAATATCTTATTGGGATAAATTCTATCTATTTCATACTGGGAATATGGTCTCTTATAAGAAAGAGGTTTACAAAGTAAAGACAAATATACCAGATGAGGATTCAATCATTTTAAACGTTAAAGGGGAAGACATAACACTACCATATGTGTACGTAACTAACTTAAAACTAGTGGCCATCTTCGCTAAAGAAATGGTAGATAAGTAGTATCTTTAGATATATTTAAAAAGAGATACTTTATGATTGTTACAAAAATTTTCACAGGTGAGATGTCTCACATAGTTCGAAATTGTACATCTATTAGATGTAGTCATTCGATACACGGACATAGTTTCAAACTCGAAGTGTCAATTACAGCCGATAAATTGGATAATGGTGGTATGTTGATGGATTTCGGTCTGATGAAAGGTAGTATTAAACAATTCATCGATTCTTTTGATCATTGTCACGTTCTTTGGAATAAGGATAAAAAAGATTATCGTGATTTTATTAAAAGTGAAAACGCTCGTTGGATTGAGTTAGGAGTCAATCCTAGTGCAGAATGTTTATCTATGTTTTTCTTCTATTGGATTCAAGAGATTATAGATCACACGGAATTTAAAAATGGAGAATCGAGAATTAAAGTTTATTCTGTTAAGTATCACGAGACGACTACAGGATCTGCTACTTGTTTTGAAGAAGATTTAGTTAATAATTCTGAGGTTACAAATCTTTTGAATTTTTCTGTTTCAAAAGGTGTTTGGTCTGATTGGGATAACGATCTTTATTCATTCGTATTTAATAATAAATACGAGTCAGATTCTTTTTTCTTTAAAAACCCTTCTGTAAAACTTCAAGTTAAAAATGGACAAAAATAAAATTCTTCCGATTATCGATTTACACTCTTGTTTACAAGGAGAAGGTAAATTAGCTGGTGTACCACATATTTTGGTACGTTTAAGTGGTTGTAATCTTCGTTGTGCTTTCAAAGATTCTTATTGTGACACACCTTATTCTAGTTTTAATCCTGAAAAAGGAAAGTATACATTACAAGATGTACAAAAGTTCTGCGAAGATAATTTAGGTATAAATCACATGATGATTACAGGTGGTGAGCCTTGTCTTCATTTAGACCTTGTAGAAGAATTTGCAAGTGGTGGTGAGGATTTCGATTATCCTATTTCAATCACTATTGAGACAAATGGATCAATTAAAGTACCTCCTTCGGTGATGAAATCTATTGATTTAGCTTCTATCTCTCCTAAGTTAGAATCAAGTATTCCAACTCAAGAGAAAATGGAAAGATTTGGAATGAAATATTCTAAAGAAATTGAAAAGAAGCATATCAAAGAAAGAGAGAACATCCCTAATATTGTGGATTGGATTATTTATGCTAGAGATTTTCAATTAAAATATGTTGTTGGATCTGAAAAGGATTTAGAGGAGATAGAAGGACAACTTTTAAAGATTCAAGATGAACTATGTAATCAAGACGAAGATGAACTTGCTATGTTTATTCGATCAGAAGTCTATTTAATGCCAGAAGGTGTAACACCTGAACAGATTTCTGAGAAAAGAGTTTGGTTGATGGAAGAATGTTTAAAACGTGGTTTTAACTATTCAGACCGTCTACAGATATTAGCATATGGTAATAAAAGAGAAGCGTAAAATATGAAAGCAGGAGAAAATAAAGTTTTAAATGAGAGTCAAAGAAAACAAATGTTAGAAAATGCCGAATTTGCTTTTGGTAATTTTTTGAGAGCTTTGGGTTACGATTGGGAAAATGATCCTAATATGAAGAAGACTCCTTATCGTGTGGCAAAGATGTATGTAAACGAAGTGACATCAGGTGCTTACTCAGAACCACCAAAGGTTACTGTATTTCCTAATAATTTACAATACGATGGTATTGTGTTTGAAGGTAATATCAAAGTTCACAGTCTTTGTTCTCATCACTTTGAACCGTTCATTGGCAAAGCATATATTGCGTATATACCCAAAAAGAACGGTAATATTGTAGGTCTGTCAAAGTTGAATCGTATCGTACACTGGTTCGCTAAGAGACCACAACTTCAAGAGAATCTATGTAAGCAGATCCACGACTATCTTGAAGATACTTTAGGAGGGACTCAAGGTGTTGCGGTTTATATTGAAGCAGAACATATGTGTGTTAAGTTACGTGGAGCAGAAGATGATTCTACGACATGCACAGCATTTATGTCTGGTTATTTCAAAACCAATGAGATTGGTTCTCGAGATGAATTTTACAAGATGGTTCAAAACGCAAAGTTTAATTTAAAATAAGTTATGGAATACAAAGAGTACGAAGAGAAATGCAACGATACAAAATTGTACAGTGATGAGGTTGCTATTGGTTATGTTACCCTAGGTCTATGTGGTGAACTTGGTGAGTTATACGAAAAGATCTCTCAAGAAGAGTTAGGTGAACTTGGTCGTAAAGAGATTGGAGATATGTTGTGGTATCTTGCAATGATGAGAAGAGAACTTGATCTCTCTACTATAGAGAAATGGCCAGTAGCAGAAGAAGGATTGAAAATAGATCCATTTGCATTAGTAGTAGAATCAGGTAAGATCGCAGAACAAGTAAAGAAATTCATGCGTGACGATTGGGTTTCAGGTCAAAAGAATGTTTTCCCTGAAAAGAGAAAAGAGATTGTTGAAAAATCGTGGACAAGTATCGTTAAGATGTTATTTAGCCTTGCAAAAGATGAGGATGCTTTTAATTCTTCTATTGAAGAAATAGCTAACGAGAATATTGAGAAGTTAGCTTCTCGTAAACAAAGAAATGTTATCCATGGTTCTGGAGACAATAGATAAAGTAACTCTTCTAGGGTCTTGTTGTGTAGGGAAAACAAGTGTGTTTGATGTACTCAAACAAGACCCTATTTTCGAAGGATGGAGTATTCAAGAATCTATTTCACGTAAATTGATACGGGAAGATAAGATAAGTGTCGATCGAAATTTTCAATCGATTAAAAATCAATCTTTAATTTTCGACGAATACGTGAAAATCTTAGATATATCAAAGTGTTTATCTGATCGATCTATTATAGATGTCTTTACAATGACAAGAACTCTTGATCAAAACATTGATGTAAAGATTGAGTTAAATCGTGAGAGAAGGATATTGGCTCAAAATATTGATAGAATAGGTAAGATATTTTATTTTCCAATTTATTGGGATTCCGTCGATGACGGAGAAAGACTCTTTGATGAAGAACGTAGAAAACGTTGGGATCTTGAAATACAAAACATTCTCTATCATAGTCTCGTTAATTACACAATCATTCCTAATTGCTCTGTTACTGACAGAGTTAAGTTCATTAAGAAAATCCTTATGAAAGATTGTAAACTTAAAAAGTCTTAAATTAGTAGATTTTTATTGTTTTCTTCTTTGATTTTGTTGCTCGCTAGATACAAACATTGTATCTTTACAGCATAATAAAAGAGCAAAATTAAAAGGATATGGAAGCAATAATTAAATTAGACGAATTGAGAAGGAAGGCAAGTGCTTTAAAAATCAAGAATTATAAGAAGTATTCTAAACAAGAACTTCTAGTCTTGGTCGAAGAAGAAGAGAGAAAGAAGCTATATTTGCCAGTTATAATCGTTAAATTTTCTTGTTTCAAGAAAAAGAAAAAATCAAGAGAAGCGCGTACAGCTCCAAAAGCTGGTGTAGCATCTATGGAGATTTTTAAGACGATTCTGAAACATAGAGATCATAAAAAATGGACTCTATATAAAATCGCAAAAATAGGAGGTTACTCTTATACAAACGTTCGTCGAGTTTATAAGAAGTATATTGAAAATAAGACTGAAGAAGAGATTCAAATTAAAATAAATGAGTTTTTAAACGATTAAAAATTAAAAGAAAATGGCATCTTTATTAGAATTACGTAGAAAAGCTGAGAGTTTAGGAATCCAAGATTATGGAAAATATTCCAAACAAGAGTTAGCGGAAATGATCGACAAGATGGAATCTGAAAAGAAAGAAGGAGAAAGCACTGTTGTCGAAGTAGCTGCTGAAGAAGTAAAAGAAGAAGAAAAGGCTATTGTCGCTGAAAAAGAGGAAGCTGGTGAAGTCGAAGAGATTAGTGCAGAAGAAGCAGCAGATCTGAAACCAACAGGTGAAAAGAAGAAGACTAAAAAAGAGTTAGCTGCAGAAAAGCGTGCTGAAAAAGAAGCCGCTAAGAAAGCAAAAGAAGAAGAAAAGGCTAAGAAAAAGGCTGAACGTGAAGCTAAAAAAGCTCAGAAGAAAGAGAAACAGCCTCGTGTAAAAATGATTTTTACTTACAAGCCTAAAGGTGAAAAACCGGAGAAGCTCGGTGATAAATCTAATAAGGCTTATGATGAATTGTTGACAAGCAACGAGTCTTGTTATCAAGTAGCGAAAAAAGTTGGTACTTATTTTTCTGTTGTTGACAAAGTTATCTCAAAGTACTTTGATGTGGAACAGAAAGAAGTCACTGAATAAAATAAGATTCTAATATAAAATAGAAAAGGGTCCTGTTGTCCAAAAATGGACTTGGGACCCTTTTAATTTTTAATCGTATGAAAGAATTATATGAAGAATTACAGGCTTACCTTTTAGAGAATTTTATTCAATTTTCTAGTCGGAAAACAGAACAAGATCGTTATTTATTTTCTATAGATGGAAAATCTTACGAATTGTTTGAACCACTACAGTGGAATGATGACGAGAATCCCGTTTTTTTTGATGAAGCATTTACTTGGGTAAATGATAAGACTGAATACGATCGCTATATTTTTAAATTTGGCGGTTGTTGGTATTGGTTTAATAGAGGCGAAGAGAAGAATATCAAACTCAATAGAGTGAAATATCTGGGTAAGGTTAATCTACAAGAAGAAGATCTTCTCTTACCTTGTTTTCTAGGTGTTCATGGTCCATTTGAAATGTTGAATAGTTGTGGATCTTACAAAGATTGGGTTGATAAAGCTAAATTTCTAGGTATTCAGAAATTAGGTGTGTGTGAAAAGGGAAGCCTAGCAGGTGCATTTAAATTTCAATCAGCATGTAAAAAAGAAGGGATAGAGCCAATTTTTGGTATGGAGATTCCTATAAAAGACGAAAAGAAAGATTTATTGTTTTCAGTGAAAGCCTTTGTAAAAAATGAGCAAGGTTGGTTGAATTTATTGAAAATCAATAAATTTCTTAATGTAGATGGGAATGGTTTCACAAGTATCGAGAATTTCATAGAAAATCGAAATGGTTTATTTTGTATTCTTGATCCTAAAACTATTCGATTTGAAGATATACCAGTTGGTTGGAGAACCATGTTCGCCCATCAATTTTATTATCAATTAGATACTGTTATCTATGAGAAAGAAGATAGAGATCGTTGGTACCTTGAAAACTTGAAAAAATTTTTCGATTCAAAGATTAAACCAGTAGCGATGTGTGATGCTTACTATGTAGAGAAAGAAGGTTACATAGTAAGAAACCGTTTAAACAAGATTGCTGGTGTCATGAATTACGAGAGTAAGAATCAGTATTTTAAAAACGGTGAAGAATATTTTTTTGAGTTACAATCGCTGTTTAATGAAAACGATTTTGAAAGGTTTCTAGATAGTTTCATGGATGCGGTTGAGAATCTTGTTGATATTTGTGCGGAATGCAATTACACCTTTGAAACCAACCAAAGACACCTTCCTAGATATATCATGACAGAAGAAGAAAGAAAACTTTACTCTTCTAACAAAGAAATGTTCGAAGAACTTGTTTTCAAAGGTTTAGAAGAACATATCGATTTGCTTGATAAATATGGCGAGGATGTTATCGGTGAGAGGATAGATCGAGAAATTGATGTTATAGAATATGGTGAAGTAGAAGATTATTTCTTGGTATTAAGAGACATTGTTAATTGGTGTCGTGACAATAATATCTTGTTAGGTGCTGGTCGTGGATCTGCGGCTGGAAGTCTGGTTACTTACTTACTCGGTATCACTAAGGTTGATCCCATGAGATATGGCTTATTGTTTGAACGTTTTTTAAATAAAGGTCGTATCAAAGTATCTCTTCCAGATATTGATACAGACTTTCCAGGTGAAGCTAGGCCTCGTGTAAAAGAGTATATGGAACAACGTTTTGGTGTTGATCAAGTTTGTTCTGTAGGTACTTATGGTACCCTACAATTAAAAGCAGCGATACAAGATTTCGCAAGACTAGAGAAAATTCCAATTCCATTGGTCCGTAGGATTTGCAAGATCTTAGAGACAGAAAAAGTTAAGACTATTGAAGATTTTTTTAAGACAGCTTGTAAATATGAAGAAGTCAAGAAATTTCTAAACGATCATGCAGAAATGTTTAATTGTTTGATGTTATCACTTGGTCAACCAAAGACTTCTTCGATACATGCTTGTGCTATGATGATATTTCCTGATGAAAAGACCTTGTATGAATGGTGTCCGGTAAGAAGTCAAAAAGGATTGATTGTAAGTGAGTGGGAAGGTCTTGAATTAGATGAAGCAGGTTTCTTAAAAGAGGACATTCTAGGAATTGAGCAACTTGATAAGTTTACGGATATTTTAAATCTAATTGAAGAACATTATGGTAAAAGGATCGATTTGTATAAGATTCCAAAGGACGATCCAAAGGTCTTTGATTTTTTCCAAAAAGGATTCTTAGGGGATGTTTTCCACTTTGGAGCTAAAGGTTTATCTTCTTATTGTGTAAAGATGCAACCAACAAGTGTCGATGAGTTGAGTGACTGTGCAGCGTTATATCGTCCAGGTGTCATGGAAAATGGTTATCATGAAGAATATTTGTTAAGGAAGGCAGGAGAAAGAGAGTGTACTTATCATGTGGGTACTGAGAAGATATTAAATAGCACCTATGGATTGTTTGTGTATCAAGAACAAGTTATGGCTCTTATGCATGAATTAGCAGGCATGGATCTTGTTACATGCGATACAGCTCGTAAAGCGATGGGTAAGAAGAAGATTGATGTTATCAAATCTCTAGAAGGTCAATTTATAAAGGGTTACTGCGATAGATATGAAGTGACAGAAGAATATGCTAAAGATTTCTGGGAAGAAATTGTAAAAGCCTCCTCCTATCTATTTAACAAATCACATTCTGTATCTTATTCAATTAATGGATACAATTCTCTATGGTTGAAAGTACATTATCCGATCGAATTCTGGTCAGTAACTTTTAGTCGTGCTAAAGCAGAAGACTATCCTTACTATATAAATGAAATCAGGAGAAGTGGTAATATACAGATCAAATCTGTAGATATAAATCAATCAGGAGCTAATATCGTTTCTGATGTAAAAAGTAATAGTATTTACTGGGCTTTCAATTCGGTTTCTCAACTTGGCGACGTAGCTCAACAAGAATTGATGGAAGAAAGAACTAAAAATGGTGAGTATTTTTCTTTTGATGAATTTATTGACAGATTTAATAAAAAAGGTTCTTCAATTAACAAATCTGTGGTTGAAAATCTGATTTACAGTGGTGCATTTGATTCTATTGAAGGAATTAAAAAGGTAACTGATCGAGAAAGACTTCTTCTTAATTATCGAGAAAAGAAAAATATCAAGATAGACGAGAAGAAGGATGAGTATAGTATTGCTAGAGATAAAGGGAAAAAAGATCAAGAGTGGTGGTGGTTATTGCAACAAAAACGAAAATCAGGGTTCTGTTTCTTTGATTATAAATACTTAGTTAACAAGTATCTTTCTCCTATTGTGACAGATGGAGGATTGGGAACGCCGTATTTTGTTGATGGTAAACAGGTACAAGATGAAGATATCGTTGATCATTACACGAATCATGTTATGGTAGGTGGTTATGTTTTGAATATCGATGAAATGTCTTCGAAAAAAGGTCAATATGCTAAGATAACCCTAGAAAATAACTATGATTTCATAGAAGTGGTGTTTTTCCCAGATTACTGGAAAGAAAGAAGGGACATTCTCCTCAATTCTAAAAAAACTTTGTTAGTTTTAAACGGTTGTGTGAGGTTTGATTCCTGGAAAAAGAAGAACACAATTACTATCATGGATTGTAGTGAAATCATACAATTAAACATTGTCTAATAGATAAAATCTTTGTATCTTTAGTTAAAAATAAAGAGATGAAACAAGCGATTAATTTAGGGGATAAAATGATCGTCCTTCTTTCGAAGGATTGTATAGATGAACTTGATATGGATCAAGTGACATCTATAGATCATTCAAATGTATATGGAGAGATTGCTACGTGTTCAGTTTTATTGAACAAAATAGGTGGACTTCGTGCTGAAGCTGAGTCTATTTATTCTTCAAAAAAATTAGAGTGTGATATTTACGAAGCGAATCTGAAAAAGAGATTGAGAAAAAGGGCAGCTCTTGAAGGAGGTAAGTTGAAGTTAGAAGACGGTACAATAAAATTCACTGAAGGAACTCTATCTGAATTAATCCTATTGGACGAAGGTTTTCAACAGATGAAGAAGAATCTTATAGAACATAAGAAAAATCTTGATTTCATAGAGTCTTTGTACTGGTCGATTCAATCAAAAGATCGAAAATTAAACAACTTAGTTCCTAAAGTGACTCCAGAGGAGTTCTACAATGATTTAGTCGAAGGAACGATTAATACATTTACCATCAAAAAATTGAAATAATGAGGATATATTTATCGGATAATGTGTTTATTGAACAATGTTCAGCAGCTCCATTCCTTTGGGATCTTTATACAGTTTCCAAAGGAATCAGAAAAGGTAAGGAAGAGTTGGTTGAATGGTTCAAGGCATCAGGTCTTGATTTAGGACAAGTTTTGAAAAAAGCTCCTGATTTTGAACTTAATGAAAAGTATAAATTAAACGAAGAAGAGTTTTTGAATTTGAAGGATTATGTAGAAGAATTTAAGACGATTCAAGAAGAGATGTTTCAAAAAATAAAAATAACTTTTAAAAACAAGAATTATGCAATTTGACAGAAGTAAATTCAAAAAGACAAGTATTGAAGAGATTACAGTAGTTGAAAAGAAAGTCAATGCCACTATGGGTTTACAAGGTGGTTATACCCAATTTATCTCACCAGTGGAAGGTGAGAATATTTTCAGGATTTTACCTTCTGTAAAAGGTATCTGCTATGCACCTTTAAAAACATCAAAATTGAAAGTTGAAAAAATCAATTATGATGAAAACGGTAAAAAGGTTGGAACTGAAATTAAAGAATCAAATGTTTTTTGTGCTGATGTTCATGGTCCAAATCTTTTGAAAGGTAAGGATCCTATTGTAACTTATATTTCTTATGTCCAAAAGAAAGCTGAGGAGGAAATCCAAGATGCAAAAGAAAGAGAGAAATATCTTTTCCCGATCAATGGTGGATATGTAAAAGGATCATGGGTTTTTGGAATCGCTCCAATGCTCGCTTATGTAGCATATGTTGTCCCAAGTGATTCAAATGAAATTCGCAAGTTGCAACTTCGTCCAGCTTGGTTGAAAAGAATGAAAGAGATTTCTATTGAACAATCAGAGGACGATACACTTTCATTGGATGTATTTTCAGGTGTTGATGATGGTTATCCATTGAGAATCGTTGTTGGCAAAGACTCTAAAGGAAAGAAGAAAACTTATACTTTGTCAGCGGTGACTCCTAAAAAAAGTCAGTCTTGGGAAGAATTCTTCGAAGAAAATGCAATTTCAGACGAAATTTTGGAAGAGTTAAGTGAACTTACACCATTAAGTGATATATATATTGATTCTTATGGTGTAAAAGATTTCAAAATGGCTCTTGATGGTTTGAAGAGATTCGATGAGGAAATCGGTTACGATATCTTTGCAGATGATGCTTTCTTAAATGAACTCGATGAGATGGCAAGTATGTTACCAGAAGACGAAACCGAAGATCCAGATGAAGAAGATGAGACCCCTAAAAGACGTCCAGCGACTTCTAAACCAGTCAATAAGTCAACCACTAAAAAAGTAGAACCAGCAGTTCAACGTCCAGCAGCCGCTGCAAAAGTCAGTGAAGTGAAAAAATATCCTCCTTTGATCAAATTAAAGGCCTTTTTGGAAGAATATATTGAAAGAGAATATGAAGGCACAGAGACTTTACCAGATCTTTCAATCGTAGAACTCCGTGATTGGTATGACTTAGCGCAAGCTGGTAAATTGTTACCGTTTGATTTATATAAAGAAGATCCAAACGCAGTTCCTTTTGGTGACGAAACCGAAGATCCATCTGAAGAAGATGAGACCGGAGCTGAAGAGGGTGAGGCTGAAGATCCTATTGATGAAAGTAAAACGGCTAGTTCTTCAAGTCTAGCAAGTACTCGCGATAGACTTTCTGCTTTGAGAAACAAATTAACAAAGAAGTAAAAACAAGGGGACTTAGGTCCCCTTTTAATTAAGTTCGTATGAAGAATCCAATAGCGCTTGTTTATACAGATTTTCACATTAAACCTGAAACTCTTGATTCTGTCACAAAATTATGCGAAGAAGCGATTGAAATCGCTAACAATGCAGGAATAAAGACTCATATCTGGTTAGGAGATATTTTTGACAATCGTATTAGTCAAAAAATGGATGTTTTAAATGGTTTAACATCTATTATTGAAAAGTATGATAAAAGAGGTCATAATATCCTTGCGATCGTAGGAAATCACGATAAAACAGATTATAATAAAACAGATTCTTTTCTTGATGCTTATAAGTACCATCCTTCGTTTGATCTCATCAACGATCTCGATATAAGATGGGTAAATGAATTAAAATGCCTTTTTTTGCCTTTTTTTACTGATGATATATTAAACGAGTACATCTTGGATTTTCCAAAGATTGAAGATATCGATATTTTATTTGGACATTTTGCTGTTGCAGGTAGTCGAAATAATGATAGAAGTGTCGTTGAAAATAATATAAAACCTTCTAGTTTTAAAGATTTTAAAAAGGTGTATCTTGGTCATTATCATGATTATCAACAGGTAGGTTCGAATATTTTTCATCTAGGATCGTTACAACAAAATAACTTTGGAGAAGATGAATCTAAGGGTTTCTGGATGTTATATGATGATTGCACTGTAGAGCTTTTAAAAAGTAAGAATGGGAATGTTTTCAAAAAAGAGCGATTAGACTTAGACAATATACCGCCTAAACAATTAAAAGCGACTTTGAGGAAAATTAAAGAAGATAATCCAAATTCCCGTCTAAGGATTGAATTGTGGGGTAAATCTTCAACTCTTGAATCTTTTGATAAATCTGAATATAGCAATTTAGGTATTGATTTCAAAAAGAAGCACAAAGATGTGGAACTTTCTATTGATATCGCTGTAAATGAGAAGGTTGAAAAGTTGTCAGATAGTGATATTATTGAGAAATTCAAAGAGTTTTGCAATGAGAATGATTATAGATACGAAGAAGGTTTATCAATTTTAAAACAAGTTTTATGTCAGTAAAAGATGTAGTAGGAAAGATTGAAAAGCGTTTTGGTAAAGAAGCTGTTTCAAGAGGTAATGATAAAGTCCAATTTATCCATTCTGGTTCTGTGTTATTAGACGAAGCACTTGGAGGAGGATGGGCTATAGGTAGGATCATAGAAGTGTATGGAGCAGAATCTTGTGGTAAGACAACTGCTGCGATTCATGTTGCAGCAGAAGTCCAGAAACTTGGGAAAGCTGTGGGTTATGTTGACGTAGAACAAGCTATGGATCCTGATTATATTCAATCACTTGGCGTTGATATGAGTGAGGATAAATGGATTCTAAGTCAACCAGATGATGCAGAGCAAGCGTTGGAAATCGTACGAGAAATGTGTGAAGAACCAGCGATTGGTTTAGTGGTATTAGATTCTGTGGCTGGCCTCGTTCCTAAAGCGGTCTTACAAGGAGAAGCTGGTGATGCAAAAGTAGCGTTGGTGGCTCGATTAATGTCTTCGCAATTAAACGTTTTGAAAAACATTTGTAAGAAAAATGGATGTATTTTATTCTGCATTAATCAAATTCGAGAGAAAGTTGGAGGTGGCTTTGGATTTGGTGGGGCAACAACTACAACACCAGGAGGAAAAGCCCTTAAATTCTATGCCTCTCAGCGAGTTGAAATGTCTAGGATTGGAAGTGAAAAAGAAGGAGAAGAAGTAACGGCTAATAAGACTCGTATCTCTGTGAAAAAGAATAAGGTTGCTAAACCTTTCAAGAAGTGTGACTTATCCCTACGTTTTGGCATTGGATTTGATAAGATTCAAGAGATTCTTAACTTAGCTGTTGATTTGAATGTTTGTTCAAAGAAAGGCGCTTGGTATTATTATGGTGATTTTCGTATTGGACAAGGACTTGCTCAGACTCGAGAATATCTTGAGAATGATAAAGAGTTATTTGAAGATTTAAAAGAAACAACTTTAGAAAAATATCATGAAACCAATAAGGATGACAGCGAGTAACTTCCTATCGTTCAAAGATTTCGATTATGAATTCGAGGATAGGGTTGTAACTTTGGTCGGTGAAAATCTCACAGAAGAAGACCAAGGTTCAAATGGATCGGGAAAATCTTCAATCCAACAGATCTTTTATTACTCTTTAATAGGAAGTAGTCTAAGAGGATCGTCGGATAAAAAGTTGATTCGAAGAGGAGAAAAAGAAGCTAGGACTCATATTGAAATATGGTGTCCTATGAGAAACGAAACATTGTATATCGATAGGGTACTTCCGTTGAAATCCAGTAGTAAATTAACCATTAAGATCAATGATAAGGATGTATCTTATGCCACTGTTAAAGATGGGAATGATTTTATTTTAAAATGGATCGGTATCAGTGCCGAAGATTTGAGGAACTATTTTATCATTTGTAAGGAATACTATAAATCTTTCTTTAAAGCATCTAATACAGATCGTTTAGCATTGATTTCACGGTTTATCAATTTTAATAAGTTGGATGGTGTAAAAGATATTATTTCTAAAGAGATAACAAAATTAAACGCTGAAAAACGTTTATTGGAAAACGATATTTACTCTTTACAGGGTAAATTAGAAGTTCAAATGCAGAACATTGACAAAGAGACAAGTCGTGATTTTGAAAAAGAGAAAGAAATAAGGATTAGTGCTATCGAGAAAGAAATAAAAGAAAAATATGATATCATTGATTTTTGGGAGAAAAAGAGGAATCTTCTTGAAGAACAAAATTCTAAATTAGATAAAGAAATAAAGAGTTCTAAAAAAATGATCTCTGTAACTAATTCAGAATTAGAAAAGATCCCTTCTATTGAAGAAGAGGAGGAAAACTTGAAGTTGATCAAAGAAGAACTAGCTAAAACAAATGAAGGTCAAAAGATTTTGTTAGAGAAACAAGAGATAATTGAAGCGAAAAGAGGCGAGATTAGGAAACAATTGAGAGTGATCCTTATCAATTTGTCTGGAACTATAACTTGTCCAAAATGTAAACATAAGTTCTTAACGTTAAAAGATACGACTTTAGAAGAAGAAGAGAAAAAGAAGAAGAAGTTAGGAGAAGAAGAGAAAGATTGTATTCATTCTGAAGAAGAAGTGAATAAGGAGCTCATAGAATACGAAGAAGTATTAACCGAACTTTTTGGTCTTAAAAGTGAAGCAGAAGATAGTATCAATTCTATACTAGATTCAACAAGGAAAATCAAAAAAAGGATCTCTGAATTAGAAACCACAGTTTTTGAAAAAGAAAGGATTAAAAAGAGTAAGCTCTTAGAAATTGATAGTTTGAATCAAAAGATCTCAGAAGAAAATCAAAAGATTTCTTCTTTAAAAGAAAAGATCGAAGAAGTTCGTGAAACAAAAAGTGAAATCAATCAATCATTGATCGATAGTTTGAATAAAGATATAAGTCTTTTCCAGGAGCAAATAGAATCCAAACAAAAGGAGGTCGATGAGCTTTCTGTACAAGTGATTGAAAAAGATCGATGGGTCAATCGATTTAAGGATTTCAAGATGTATCTTGCTGCAGAACAAGTCAAAAATATACAAAATAGAGCGAATAAGATCCTAGAAAAAGAAAACAGTGACCTTCGTTTAATTGTTGAGGCTTTTAAACAAGATTCTAAAGGTAATCGAAAGGATGAAATCACTCCTTATGTCATTCGAGATGAAGCTGAGTCGTTCTGGTATTATAGTGGTGGTGAAAGAGCAAAAGTAGAAGTTGCTACGATTATAGCATTTCAACAAATGATTAACTCTACAAATCCATATGGTGGTCTAGAATTTATATCGTTTGACGAAGTAACTGAAGGTCTTTCTAAAGAAGGTCTATTTGATATGGTAGAGGCTTTGGATTCAATGTTAAAATTCCCGGTATTAGTCACTACACATGTATTAGATGGATCTTATCTGGAGAAGTGCAAGGTATTAAGAATTCGAAAAGAAAATAGTGTAAGTAAAATAGTATGAGATATTACATTGGAATAGATAATGGAGTCACTGGTTCTATTGGTATAATAGCTGAAGATAGATCAGTGGTTAGCTTTTGGAAGACTCCTGTTGTTAAACAACAGGATTATACAAAAGCTAAGAAAAATATTACAAGGATCGATGGAGTGCTTTTGAAACAGAAACTTGAACTTTATCAGAAAGGAGAAGATATAGTTCCATTTGTTTTAGTAGAAAGACCAATGGTTAATCCTACACGTTTTGTTGCGACTACATCTGCTTTAAGAGCATTAGAAGCGACATTGATAACACTTGAAATGTTAAACCTACCTTATCAATTTATTGATTCTAAAGAATGGCAGAGAGACCTTCTACCTAAGGGTATCAAAGGTTCTGAAGAGTTAAAGAAAGCATCTCATGATATTGGATGTAGGCTATTTCCTACATTAAATCCTGATTATCATGCGGATTTCGATGGGTTACTGATTGCTGAATATGGACGAAGAAAAGGATTATAATCATGAAGAAAGAAAGTGTTATTCGTTTGATCAATGATCAAATCAAAAGTAGCGTTGATTCCTTACAATACGCGATAAAGACTTGCAATGATCTTTCAAAAGAAGAGAAAGATAAATTCATTTGGTTACAAGCTAAATTAAACGATTGTCAAAGGTTAATTTTTGATTTAAAGAAAGGAGGATAAATATGGCATTAATTTATTATTGTGATAATGAATCGTGTGAAAAACATGGAGAAACAGTGCTTCCACATAAAATCTCCTATGTTTTTAAAGAAGGAAAATTATTTCCAGGAAATATTCCTAAATGTCCAGCTTGTGGTAAACAATATTCTTTTTCAGAGACACTTTCTAAAAAAGTACCTGAGATAGCGATCGGAGAGTTTGCTGGTATGAGTCTTCAACAAAAGACAACAATGTTAAAAAAGCGTGCTGATATTTATAATAAAAAAGATGGGGCTATAGAAAAGAAAGAGTTTTATCGAAAAAAAGCGATAGATAAGTTCTTTGGAAGATAAAATGTTTGTATCTTTAGAAAAACATAAAACGATATGAATCAGGAAATTATTGAAAAGAGTTGGAGTTTTGTTAATTTGTTCAAGGCTCAAGTTTTAGTTGTAGATTTCTTTGGAGAGATTAAAATTTTTACACTTGATTCGTTCAAACCTAAATCCCGTGATTTTTTTGAAAATGAAGTTATAGGTGCAAGAGATATCACTCTTATTGTGGAGAATCTACAAATTTCTTTAGGGTTGGATGTAAACAAGGCTTCACTAGAAGCTCGTTGGAATAATTTACCAAAGAAAGATTTTTCATTTAGTCACGATCAATATGTCAAATTAAAATCAATCAAAGAAAATGAGTACTAGATTTAAAGTTTCAACTTTAGAAATCGCTGGATTTGCAAGTGTTTTAGCAGCATTAAGATTGCCTTTTGGCAAAGAAATGAGAAGCGAGGCAAGCTGGAAGATGTCTGATGTTGATGAGCAGATAAAATTTCAAAGTTCCTTCTGCATAGATCCAAGGGATTTAACCCTAATGTCTACTCTTATTAAGAGAGGTGATGAGCATGCGAAAGCAATTCGAGGTCTTCAAGTTTATGCTGCAATTGAAGCACCTCGTTGGATGTGGCAAGAAATTGATACGTATAGGGTTGGGACTGAACGTCTATCTTCTGAATCGACAATGCATATTGATGCGAAAGGTCTTTCGAATGAAGAGTTGATGGATTTTAAAGATCATCTTGAAGAAGGTAAGATTCAAAAAAGAATCCAAGTGTTTTCTTATCAAACACTTCGTAGGATCTATTTTCAAAGAAAAAATCATAGATTGCCAGTATGGCATGAATTTTGTGAATGGATCGAGTCACTTCCATATGCAAGTGAACTAATCACTATTGAAAAATGAAGAAACTGTTTTGCATAGTATTTGTGTTTATGTGTATCTTGGTAGGTTGTAGAAGTACTCCTACCAAGAATACTAATCTCACTGTAACTTTAAATGATTCTTTGTATTGGAAAAAAACATCAGGAGATAGTTTGATAAAAATACCAGGATCATATGTACCTTTAGTTGTACTTCCAGATAAGTTAGATGTAGGTGAGAAGAAAGAAGAGAAAAAAGGACAAGCAACTGTCTCGGTTGAGAAACAAGAAGATGGGACGTTACTTGTAACTGCATCTTGTGATAGTTTAGAATTGAAGATCCAAGTATTAACTGAAGAATTAACGAAGGTCAATAAACAGAATTCTGAACTTCAAGAACAAGTAAAAGCAGCTCCTAATAAGTTGAGATTGATTTTCTGTTCTTTAGGAGCTGGTTTCTTATTTGGATTATCATTGGCATTAATCATTCTTATAAAAACAATTCGAAAATGAAAAGTATAAGATTAAATAACTCTGATAGAGAAGATATAGTTAAAGGACTTCTCAAGCCTATTCAGAAAGAAATAAGCGAGGAGTTAAAAATTTTTGGTGATTTTATCTCAGAAATTATAAAACAAGAAATCGGTCAAAAAGTCTGGGAATTTCATATATTATATCCACATGCTCTTTCAGTTAAAAAATCTCTTTATCTTGGAGATTCTAGTCTCTTCGGAGGTTTTGGTGTTAAGCTAGTAGATTATGCAATTGTAAATCTTACAATTGATTATATCGAAGGAATATTTGATTTAAAAGATGTTTTGCATCAAGATAAATATTTTTCAAGCGCAAGTAAGTTCTTGAAGAAAATCGATTCTCTCCAAAAAGAGAGAAGAACCTTGAAGAATAAATGTCAATGTGCTTTAGAGTATATCAATACTTCCAAACAATTAGAAGAGCAGTTTCCAGAGGCTTATAAAGTCTTTTTAGAACTTTGCAAAAATAAAGAAACTTCGATTACGAAATGTGATAAGATTGAAAATCTAAGAGCTGAACTATCAAAATTTAATAGAAATGAAAACAGCGACACTAGTACAATTAATAAAGGAGTATAATGATGCTTATAGACGAGGAGAACCTCTTGTAAGCGATGAGGAGTATGATCTTTTAGTAGAAGAGTTAAAAACAAAAGATCCTCAAAATAAACTCTTAAAAAAAGCGATCATTGAGGAGATTGAATCATCTGATCGAATGGAGAGACTTCCTATTCCAATGTATAGTCTTGAAAAATTCAAAAAAATCGATGAATTGATCGAATTCATGAAAAATACTTGGAAGATTACTTCTACAACTGAAATTATCATCACACCTAAATATGATGGCATTTCTTTGTGTTGTGAAGAGAAAACTGGTGCAGCTTGGACTCGTGGTGACGGTGTTGAAGGTCAACGAAGTGACGGTCATAAAAAGTTGATGGTTGAAAAAATTGTCGACTCAGAGAAGATGCCTTTTCATTATACATTTGGTGAGGCTATTTTTTCTAAAGAATCTTTTCTAAGAAATAAAGGGGATTATAAATCAGCTCGAAATTGTGTCGCTGGTTTATTCAACTCTCCTACACCATCTCCTCTCCTAAGGAATGTGAGTTATATAAGATATGGTCTCGACGATGAAACGATGGATAAAAGTGATCAGTTTGTTTATTTGGAACATCACTTTAAAAAAGTAGCAAATTGGTGTTTATTAGCGGGAGCTAACTTTTTAAATCCTCAAGAAAAAGTTCGAGAACTTTTAGATCGTATGTTTGAGAAAATGTCGCAAGAATATAAGTGCGATGGTTTGGTTATTGAATTAAATGATGCTAAGGTCAGAAAGGAATTAGGTAGATTACCTAACATGAATCCTAGGTATTCAGTAGCTTATAAGAATCCAGAATGGTCTGAAAGAGCTGATACAAAAGTCGTCGATATAGAATGGAAAATTTCAAAGGATAAAAAAGCCAAGCCAGTTATTATTGTCGATCCTATTGATTTATGTGGAGCTACTGTATGTCGTGCGACTGGGCATAATGCTAAATATATTTGTGATAACAATATCTGCAAAGGTGCTATGGTAACTATAGCAAGAAGTGGTGATGTGATTCCTAAACACCTTAAAACCATCAAATACAATAGTGAAAGTTTTAAGATTATGTGCGATGATATGATGGTTTGTCCAGCTTGTGGTAAGCAATTGAAATGGGATGAGACTTTTACAGAATTAATCTGTACAAACGAAGCGTGTTATGCTTCTAAAATTGCAGAACTTGTCTTTTTCTTCTCAGTACTTGGTACTGAAGAATTCAGAGAACCAACGATAACCAAATTTTATGAGGCAGGATATACCACAAAACGATCTATTCTTTCTTTAAGTAAAGAAGAAATGATACAAATCGAAGGTATTGGTGTCTCTTTAGCTGAGAAATTAAGTTCTCAGTTTGATGGTTATAAAACCAAAGGTGTTGGTTTTGCGAAGTTATTGACGGCTAACAATGTTTTCAATGGGGTGATGGCTGAAAAGACATGTCAAATGATCTTAGATAATATGTCAGATACAGCTTTGAATTGCGTTAAGGATCTTGAACCAGTACCTATCGAACATTTGTTATGTATAAAAGGAGTGGCAGAGAAAACCGCTAAAGTTTTCAACAATGGGATAGAGGTGTTTAGGGATCTTGAACCTGATTCTATCAATATAGCTTATTTTAGGAGTTTAGTGAAAATTGTTCCTGCTGATCAACAAATGAATGTATGTTTCACAGGTTTCCGAGACAAAGAATTAGAGCAAAGATTGATTAATCTTGGTCATAAAGTAGCAAGTGGAGTTTCTGGCAATACAACTCATTTGGTTGTAAAAGATTTATCTGGTACATCATCTAAGATGCAGAGAGCTCAAGAATTAAAGATTCCTATCTTTACAAAAGATGGTTTTGAAGGTTTGTTGGATAATTTAAAATAAATGGATTATGATTGGAGTAGTTTACAAAGACATTGAAAATATTGAAGAGATCAATAAAACGTTGGTTAGAAAAGAAGATCTATTAATACCTTCAGTAGGTGATGAGATCGTATTTCAGAATAATGGCAAAAGTAGATTGAGAAAGGTGACTGGTCGTCAATTTATTTTTGATGAGAAAAAACGAGAAGTAAGGGATATTATTATATACCTCAAATAAAAGATATGAAAAGATACTATTACAAGAGTAAGGGATATTATTATATAGGGTTCGACTACAATCGAACCCTAGTTGATATTATGAGAAAAGAGTTGAAAGCTAAATATAATACAGCTAATAAAGAGTGGTATTTGGAGGTTGATCTTATCAATCTAACTCTTGTAATGACTTTTTTGAAAAAATATGGATTTGAAGAAGTCAATGGATTTACTTTAGAAAGAGAATGTGAGATTAAAAAGAAACCTATTGACGAAGTAATTTCTAAGAGGGATATAGAAGATTTGTTACCTGAATTACAGTTGAAGAGAGTGCCAAGGAACTATCAAATTGACGCTTTGTATTATATGATGAATCATGGCAACTGTATTAATGGGTCAGATTGTGGAACAGGGAAAACAACTATTACTATTTGTTATTGCGAATTTCTTGATACATTTCCTGCTTTGGTTGTGTGCCCTTCTAGTGTAAAAAGTGGTTGGAAAAGAGAGTGGTTTAGATGTAATCCAAACCGGAAGGTAACTATTATTAATAGTACTGATAAAAAAATAGATATTGAATCTGATGTGTATGTCATTAATTACGATATACTCGGTAATAAAGATAAAGAAACAGGTGATTTAAAGATTAAGTTTCAAGAACTTTTAAAGATCAAGTTTCAAGTGATGGTAGGCGATGAGATTCATTTCTTAAAGAATGATAAGGCTTTAAGAAGTAAGGCTTTCGTGAAGATAGCGAAACATATCCCTACAATACTTGGATTAAGTGGTACATTGATATTGAATAGACCTGAAGAACTTATCAATATATTGAAAGTAATAAATCGTTTCAAGGAAATTTTTCCTGATGAAAGTTATTACCGTTTTAGATATTGTAATGCAAAATATACTCAATTTGGTTGGAATACTAAAGACGCTTGTAATATGAAAGAACTCAATGATATACTAACTCATTATTGTTATTTTAGAAAAGAAAAAAGAGATGTTTTTTTATGGAAATGGAAAAAAGAAAGGTATCGGATTCAATCGTAG